CACTCAGCTTTACAGAAGCAGAAGCACGTATTATCGAGGAGATGACTCCATTTATAACAGGAGAATTTACAGTATCGGACATTAAACGTGCCAACTATAGCGAACTTTTCCCCAGTGACGAAGAAAGTGCCGACCGCTGGTTTAAGTGCAAACTGATCTTTATCACCCTTGACGAAAAAAGCGGTGCAGAGAAGAAGACTTCCACACAAGTATTGGTACAAGCTGCCGACTTGCGTGACGCAGTGAAGAAGTTGGATGAAGGCATGAAAGGGACCATGGCAGATTATCAGATCGGTATGGTAGCTGAAACTCCGATTGTTGATGTATTCCCTTATGAAGCCAAAGAAGAAAGTAATGCAACAGAAGATAAAGAAGTTGTTCGCTTTATTAATAAGTTCCCTGAAGGGCAATGTACCGAAACCACTGTAGGTGGCAAACCGGTTATTGTTGATAAAACTGGTGGTAAAACAAAAGTAATCCCTAATAATAAATCAGATACTAATGAAGGAGATCAATAGTGAAGAATATTTGCCAGATTGGGCGATAATTGAAGACTAGTTTAAAAGAGAGGAACGATGAGTGTTATTTGTTCCTCTCTATGTGATAAGCTATCTACTACAAATTAACTACAATACAGAAATGAGCCTTGGGAGGCTCTATAAAACCCAATATTAGAAATTATGAATAAATTTGGAATTCTGGCGGCTATCATATTTGCCGCAATTGTTGCAGGATGTTTTGTTGCTATCCCTTATTATAACGTTTGGCAACAAGAAATGTCTGGAAAGGCAGAATTTGCTAAAGCTGAACAAAACCGTAAAATAAAGATTGAAGAAGCTAAAGCTAATCTGGAAGCTGAAAAGCTGAACGCTCAAGCGGAAATCGAACGCGCCAAAGGTGCTGCCGAAGCGATTAAAATTGAGAATGGAAGTATTACCCCTGCATATATTCAATATTTGTGGGTGCGTCAGCAAAGCAATCTGAATGATAAAACTGTGATATACATACCAACGGAAACAAACCTTCCAGTTTTGGAAGCGTCTAGAAATAAATAATAGCCAAAGTTAAAATATATGGCAACGAATTTAATCTTATCTAAAGAGAGTAGCGAAAGCGAAATCAAGCGTTACTTTAACGCAGTTCTTGAACTGTCAAAATCTGACAATGAGTTTCCAATCAATCTCGATGAAGTTTGGATGTTGGTTTATCCAAGAAAAGACCATGCCGTTAGAGAGTTGATATATGGTAGTCAGTTCATTGAAGGTGTTGATTATCAAGTTTTCCCCATTTTTGGGGGAAACCCCAAAGGCGGTAGACCGACAAATGAATACAAACTTACAGTTTCCTGCATGGAATTCTTTATCGCTCGCAAGGTCAGACCGGTATTTGAGGTTTATCGCCAAGTATTCCACCAAAGCGTCCGGAAAGTAATCGAAAACCAGAACAAACCCAAACGTGAACCATCACTAACAACTAAAGTCCGTGTTGGTCTTGAATGGGTAAAAGGTGTAAGTGAAGTGCTTAATCTAAATGATTCTTCTAAATTGTCTTTAATTAGTAAAGTAGCTGCACCTCTTGGACTTCCGACACCTGATTATACTCCGTCGCATGGGATACTTAAGTCCGCTACTGAATTACTCAAAGAAGCGGGGCTGTCTATCAGTGCACAGGCGTTTAATCAAAGAGCGATTCAGAAAGGTATCTTATGTGATATGAAAAGGAAATCATCAAAAGGTAGAGATAAGCATTTCAAATCCATAACCGAATCCGGGCTTACTTATGGTGAGAACCAAGTCAACCCTAATAATACCAAAGAAACGCATCCACTTTGGTATAAAGAGAAATTTAATGAGTTATTGATGTTGCTTGATTTTAAACTTGCTAGGGTATTATGACATACGAAGAAATGAAAGCTAAATATTGCGGAACCAATATTCGCAGAAAGCCAAAAAGTGAAGAACATAATATACAAGCATCTTGTGTTAAATGGTTTCGCAACCAATACCCCCAATTAAGAAACATCTTATTTGCTGTTCCTAACGCAGCAAGAAGAAGTGCTAGAAACGGGGAATACATGAAAGAAGAAGGGATGCTTTCGGGAGTTGCAGATCTGATACTTCTTAAAAGTAATCGTTTCTACGGTGCTTTGTGTATAGAAATGAAAAAGCCAGGTGAGTACCAAAGACCGGTACAAAAAGAATGGCAAAAGGAATGCGAGGCGGCTGGAAACAAATATGTCGTTGTCCGGTCTTTGGAGGAATTTATAGAAGTTGTGAATGGTTACTTAGCAGAAATATAAATATTATGGAAACGGAATTATTTAAAAACAAGACAATGAGTTCGCTTGAGATTGCCGAACTTACAAGCAAACAACACGCCCATGTTATGCGTGATATTCGCAATCTATTATCACAAGGAGTAGCCGAATCCAATTTTGGATTGGCGGAATATTCGGATAATCAAGGGAAACCAAGACCATGTTTCAATCTCACCAAGAAAGGTTGTCTGATCCTCGCATCCGGCTACGACGCAGTACTCCGTGAAAAAATTATTGATCGCTGGGAATCCCTCGAAACAGGTAAGGCTGAACCTATGGCTAAACAGTCTCTTACTCCTTCCGAGCTTATTCTCCAACTTGCGCAATTCAACGTTGAGAATGAACGTAAGATGAAGGCTTTGGAAAGCAAGCAGGAACAAATGCAAGCGGAGATTGAGGAAATCAAGCAGCGTACTACCACGGACCTGCACCAATCCACAATCGTAGCCTACATATCAAGAAACAGTATCAAACTGGATGTCTCACGCTACGGAGCGATGGGACGGAAAGCGTCAGCTCTCTGCAAGAAACGCGGTGTTGAGCCGACAAAAATCCATGATGTCCGTTGGGGAACAGTGAAAGTTTACCCCGATGAGATACTTGATGTTGTTTTTGGAATGGGGATTTCAAATATAAACTAATAAATAGAAAAATGAAGAAATACGAATATAGAACATTTCTACTTCGTCCTATGGACGATGGTTATAGGCATAATTATCAAGAATACACTACTGATAAACTCAATGTTTTAGGTAGCCAAGGTTGGGAAGTTGTATCAGAACTATCGTCAAGTTATGATGGCATAATGCTATTGTTGAAAAAAGAAATATTGGATGAAAGAATAGAATCGAATATCGTTCCTCGTTCCTTTTCTGGGTTTCATAAGTCTTCTGATAATGATGAAACCGAATGAGTTGCAAGAATGGCATAAGCTATCAGAAAAGCTTGTTGCATTTACGAGTAATTGTAGTGAAGATATAAAACCTTACATCGTTGGACAATTGCAGGCTTTGTTAGAAATATTGTCTGCGCAAATTGATTTTGAAAAATAATCATATCATGAGAAAGAAAGCAGAAATTAAAAAGTACGATGCTAACGTATTAGATACGATTGGCAAGGACGGTGATCTGTTGTCACTTACTGATTTGTGGAAAATTGCAGGCTCACCAAAAAGCAAAAATCCCAACGATTGGCTTAGACAAGATATTGCATCTGAATTAGTTAATACGGTATCCGGGATTTTAAATACGGTTTCAAACCGTATTATAAAAACAAAGCGCGGTAAATTAGGTGGTTCGTATGCCCATAGACAAATAGCTCTTGCTTATGCAAAATATCTTGACCCTGCGCTTCATGTATTAGTCAATGAGGTTTTCTTTCAAAGAATAGAAGAAGAAAAGAACCCCGATTTGATAGGTCAACGATATATTAAAGCTTATAAGAAAAGAGGCAAAGACAACAAATGGATTTCTGAAAGACTAAAATCAATAGATTCACGTAACGAATTTACCAAGACGCTTGCCGCTCATGGAGTGACAGGAGAAGGTTACAGAAATTGCACAAACGCAATATACGAGCCCTTGTACGGTGGTACGGCATCGGTCGTTCGTGAAAAGAAAGGTTTAATCAAAGGTCAAAGCGTTCGTGATAATATGTCTCGTGTAGAACTTGCCGCTGTTGGACTTGCTGAAGCGCTCGCTTCCGATGAAATAGACAAAAAAGATATACGAGGTAATGGTAAGTGTGAAGTTGCTAGCAGAAGGGCATCACGCTCTGTTGCAAATGCTCTGATAGATCATAAGAAATATATTATATGATTATCATCCACAAAACCATGTACGAATATTAAACTAATAATAAGCCTGTGTCGATTGGCTCAACTCCTATTATCGGCAAATCGTTCTTTGACATTTTGTTTTCAGCTTTTAATCTGCCTTATATTGTATAACTGCAATAAAAAAGCGTCACTCTACATGACGCTTTTATCTATTACAAGTTTAATACTATTAATTATCATAGGCTATTGAGCCATCTTTTTCCGGATTTGGTGTTAAGCCAAATAGCTATCCCTGCGCCAACAACGCTAGTAAATATAAATATTATTGTTAATCCATTCATAACTATTTATTTTTTAAGTATTTTATATCCAATATATGCAAAGATAAAAGAAGTAAAAGCACCAAAAGAAACAAGTACCCAATAATTAATGTTTTGGAAATCCAATACTAAAGATACTCCACCACCTAGGAATAAAGCAGTAAAAGAAAGTTTTGATAAGTCATAGAAATACTTTCCGAGCGTTTCTCGGCTTGTCTTCTCTTTCTCTTTTCCTTCTCGTTTTTCTTCTTGTCTTTCGCTCCAGTTACCCATGTTGTACTGCTATATATGTATCACAATGCAAAGTTATCAATTTCATTTGAGAATCGAATCACAAAATAGTTAAAAGAATATGTTGATTGTTAGTTATATAATCACTTTTAAAAATTATTATTATATTTGCAATGCGTTGGGTTGTACTTATTAAAATTAGAATTAATCAGAGGATTAAGATATAGAAAGCTGTGTAGGTCACAACCCCCTGCATGGCTTTCGCCTTTTTATCTCCGCATGAAGAAGTGCGGTACGTCCTCGAACGAAAAGACATTATTATGAAGACTAATCAGATTATGATTCGCCCAATGGGTGAATTTAAGGTAATTCAGAGAACGAAAGATGCATTTTTCAATGCTACAGATTTATTAAAACAGTGGAATCAATTAAAAGGAATGAAGAAAGAAGTTAATGACTACTTCGATTTATCTTCTACTAAAGAGTTCATTTTCACTATAATGGAAAGGGAAAATTATGATACGGGTAATTACCCCTATCATAAATCAAGGGCAAATAAGGGTGATAACGCGGGCACATGGATGCATCCACTGCTTTTTATTGATTTTGCGATGTGGATAAATCCCTCATTTAAATATGATGTTCTCAAATTTGTATATGATGAAATGATAAAATTCCGCAATCTTGCTGGTGATGCATACCCATCCATGTGTAAAGCGGTCAGTTCTATTTTGCCAGATGACCTATTCAAACAAAAAGTCAAGGACTTGGCCAAGTCTCTAAACATCATAGTCTACGGTAAGCATGAATCAGAAATGCGTAATAAAATTGGCGATGAAGCTAAAATTCGTGAATTGTATGAGTTGGAATTACAGATAGCCCAATGGATAGATCTAGGCTTTATCAAAGACTATAACAGCCTTAAATCCACATTGACTAAATTGTATTATCGGAAATATCCGAATGTTCTTCCTATCTAAAATATAGGGATATTGGGTCGTTGACATAAATAAAGGGATGCAAATGCATCCCTCTTATTCATCTATACATTGCAGTACAGCTTATAAATAAGGCTATAACAGACACGATAAGAGAAAGTATCCCGGCTATTACTCCGACAACAGTCCAGTTGATAGGGTTTCGTAAATTGGGATTCTCACAAAGGTAGTGTTTTCCTTCATCGGTGGTTCTGGCATCTTCTACTGCTCCACCTTCCAGATAGGCGGCTTTTATTAGTCCTTTCCTTTCAAGTGATCGGACGGACAAGTTGTAGACGTGCAAAGGGAAACCGCAAGGGCATTTACCGTTGAACTTATCAACGATTCTAAGTGTTTCTTTTTCTTCCTTTGTGAGCTTTATACGTTTCATAGATTTACTTTTAATTCTATTCCAGCTAAATCAAAATATATGTTCTGAAGTTGATTCAGATATTCTATTTGCTTAAAAACTCTGTTAGAGAGCATTACTCCATAGAAGTTAGTACGAGTATTATATAATATCCAGAAATCTTCTATAGTCAATAATCGTTGTTCTTTTATTTGGAATTCATAATACTCGATATTAAATCCGCACTTTAACAGCAATCCTTCTGTGAGAGAAATAGGTTCTACCATAGAAATAGGAACTTCACCGTAAAAAGTCCCACCATTTACATGGCATTCCAGGTACAAGGAATTAAGACTAATGGCATGTACTTTGCATACAGTACCTGTAGGTATTTCAACTCCTACGTACTGGTAATCCTTCGAAAGCATAACACAGTTGCCTAACCTTAGTTCTTTTGTGTCCATAGCTTGCTATTGTCCTATCTGGTTTCTGGCTTTAGTTCAACATTCACGCTAACAGGGAACTCGTTTCCGCAGTGTGGGCATTTTACAGAATGGGCGTTTGAGGGAAGCTGCACTTCTTCTGGGGACGCGAATAGTTGCCACATGGGGACGTTGATAGCTTCTGCTATTTTGGTTAGTACTTTTATGGAAGGATTTCCTGATATATGCTGATTAAGTCCACTTAAAGTTATACCTATTTTTTTAGCTACATCTTGCGTAGTCATCCCTTGTTGTTCTATGGCTTCTCTGATTCTCATATAATAAAGTGATTAATATTTATAGCAAAGGTAGTAATATTTCGCATGCAACAAGTTATAACTTGCACAAATAAAGTTAAAGACAAGTTTTTTCTTGTGATAATGCTTGGTTAAACAAGTTATAACTTGTATCTTTACATCAAATAAAAGAACTAATAACAATTAACTCCTAAATATATGAAACGCTACAATTTATCAGAGATAATGAAAAACGCTCACAGATCGTATAAGTATTCAGGCAAGAAGCAAGGCAAGACCTTCGGTGAATGTTTAAAGTCAGCATGGAGACTTGCAAAACTCCAAGCCAACTTCACAGTAGAAGCGGTAAAAGAAAGAACTGATAAATACCTAGCAGAAAGACACGAAGCGATGAGCAAAACAGCTAAAGCTACAATGCACGAAGGATACAATAACAAGAACATACCGGTATCGGCTTATTACAATGTAAATAGTACTGGTAGATTCGGTTCGCGCTACGTAGGTGATTGATTATTTGAATATTAAATATATAGAGTAATGGACAATATTTTGAACTCAACCGTTGAAATGAGTCAAGCCGAGCTGATTCTTCAGTTGGCCAAGACAAATGTAGAACAGGAGAAAAGGCTTAAATTGACAGAACAAAGATTAGCTGCACTTGAAGATAGCGTAAAGAAATTATCTTCAAAGTGTATCGGTAACTATGGATGTTCAACGATGTCATCGTATATCCAGAGGTACAAATTGCCGATCTATGTGAGTGACATTTCGAAGCTTAGTAATGATGCTGCACGCTTATGTAGGAAAAGGGGGTATCCTGTCAACAAGGTAAATATTGAGCGTTTCGGTACAATCAATGTTTATCCGGACTTCATTCTCCACGAACTACTGGATGACTATATAAGAACTACACAGCGTCTAAATGGAAGTATAATGGGATAATAATATAAACTATAGAGCAATGATTAAGGTAGATATAAAACAGTACATGGCTATGTTAAGCTCATTCACCGAATGTGCGCAATATAGATCCGAATGTTACCGGTTAGAAGCTGAAAACGAAAAGTTGAGATCCAAGCTGTTAGATAGCTTAAAGGTTTCTCGTTCTCCCCGTAATCAGGTCGACTACTTTGATTATGGTAGCCGAATGGGAGCTAACTAAGTATGAAAGTTGTGTCAGGGATTCGTCCTAGCACTTTAAGTTGATGCCAATCGACGCAGTGACAATCTGAAAAATGGTTGTCACTGTTTTACCGGTTTTAAGTAGTTCTAAGTGAATCATGCAATTTAAAATAACAATATCATCCTTGATTATTCAAGGTAATATAGAGTTGAAAATAGTATATAAAACAATTTAATGAAGTAGTAATGAATGGAATATTAATAAATGGAGTTTTCCATGAAGCCATACAGTCAGATACTGCAAGTTTTAAATGCGATAAATGTTCGTTGAAAGATTTTTGCGAAGAAATTGGTACGTCTACCTTATCTTATTTTCCTCTTTGCGAACATTTGACAAATGATAAATTAATGGTATTTGTCAATCGTGGAAATGTTAATATAAAAACAGAAGATATTACGCAAAGCAAAGTTTAGAATTGATTTCAAGGCATGGCAGTATGGTGGAAAAATGATAAAGATGTCTGAGGACTTAACTTTACCATACCGCACTGAAGAAACCAATATGCATAGCTCATCAACTGTATATCGTGCTGCAATGAATGAAATACAGGGAATACTTGAAACTGCGATAGAAATAAAACATATCTATTTGCTTACAGAATATGAAGAGATTAATCAATAATAACGAAGTTATGATGGAAAAACTATTAGTATGGAAAATATACTCAACAGCGGATGTATTTGGAGTTAAATCTTATTTTTCTGAAGATGGCAGGAAAAGCTTTTCTTCTGCCATGTTGTTCAGGGGATTGATGGGAAATTATTTGGAATAGCTAATAACTAGAATAGAGATGAGTAAGATTATATTTCTCGACTTTGACGGTGTGATAACCACATTAAAAAGTAATTGGGCTATTGATGATAAAAAAGTTGAATTAGTCAAAGAGATTTGTGATATTACCGGAGCTAAAATAGTAATATCCTCTTCTTGGAGAAGATATACATTAGAAGCTACTATTGAAGCCATTACAAAACAAGAAACAGTTCGTGGACATAAAGCTTTTCCCTATCCTGATCTAATTATCGACATTACTTCAAGAATGTACGGTTTTAAACATGGGAATAGAGAAACGCACTACGGTCTATGTCGTGGAGTTGAGATAAAGCAATGGCTGCAAGAACATCAAGATGTCACTAATTATGTAATCCTTGATGATGATTCTGATATGCTGCTCTGTCAACGAAATCATTTCATAAAAACTCATACTTTACGTGGAATATCCAAGCGTGACGTAAAAAGGGCTATTAATATATTAACTAAAACATGAATAGCTATGAAAGAACCTTTTACTGTAGAACAAGTCAAAAAGATGTATTTTGCGCAATTTGATGAAATTACTTGGTATATAGAGCATGATAAATTTAAAATTAATTCTATTCGTCGATGCCTTAAGGAAAATGAGAAATGTTATTTGGGTAATTTATTAGAGACAGCTAAACGTTATTTTTCTGGCAGTTTGCGAGATTTTCAAAAATGTGGGATTAATACTGTTGAGATAAAAAAAGAATGGGAGAAGGTGATTGATGAAATTCGAAAACAAATTATTAATAATTAATAACAAATAAGAAATGAAGAAAATTGAATTTTATCCAGGAATCAATCTTGATAAAGCATATCAAGAATTGCAGGACAATGCACCATGTTATGGTGAATTTAACGAGAAAATGTTGTATTCTACTGATTCTCTCGATGACGTGTATGTCAAAGTGACTGGCAAGTCAAAAGTAGAGCATGATGAATATATCCGTAAAATACACGAAGAGTATGATCGTAAGGAAGCGGAGTTTAAGGCTAAGATCCCGCAATTAACCGAAGATTACAGAAAACGTGCAAGGGGTATTATTCCGGAAGAGTATTTGGAGTTATGGAATAAAATAGTTCCTATCAGACTGAATGATCTCTATCATGGCATGGAACTTGACTGCTGGTTAGAATTAGTCGCAGTATTGAATGATACCTCTAAAAAAGAACTTGAAAGATTTGAAATATGCCGGTCTTTGTTCTCCAAGCAAGGTCACAGCGGCATGAGTGCAGGGCTTGTTTTTAATGGCCTTAAGTGTTTTCATCCATTAGGAGAAATGTTGGTATCATATATTAAGACTCTCTAAAAGCATAGCACCTCTTATGGAAGAAAGTAAAAACATTGGTGAAATTACCCTCGGATATGGAAGTGATTCAGCAAGAAAAGTAGTAATCACAGATATGGTTCGGTGCGAATTTGCAGATCACCGTCTTGTTACTGTTGCACATACAGACGAAGATGCCTACCTGTTATCGGTAGAAAATCCTCAAAGTACCGGCCGTGCTTCCCAAACTAATATGTATTTGACAGAAGGAAGCGCAGCTGCTCTTTTTTATACTTACATCTTATATCTGGAACATAACGGAATAGATGTAAATGAGTTATTCAAGAAATACATACTTGATGACCAAGAAATCAAGTACGAATTTTCACCTAAAGATTAATATTATATCATTATGGAAATAAACTGTAAATACTGCCCTAAAAATGATGGTACAGGTGCGTGCAATATAGACAATTGTCCTCTGCCTCCTATTATACAGGAAATAGAAGAAATGCAGTCGTTTCTTGAAACAACAGCTAGTGACAATCCTAAAGAACTTATAGATCGATTGACTGATATAAATGTATACCTTGCAAGAAGTGGAAAACTTCTAGCTGATGCAAAAGCGTATCAAGATCAGGTAACGGCAAATGTTTACTCTCAACACATGGAATTCATATCACGAGTTCCGGCAACTGTTGCAATTAAGTTTGTTTCAGCTCAAAGTGTGACTGCTAATCAGTTGGTTGTATGGCTAGATCGCATAAATCGAACTCTTGTTCACGCTGGAGATAACATACGTACTCAGATATCTTTTGCAAAGCAGGATTTGGCATTACAAAGGAAAGGATATTAGAAAAAATGTTAATCACGGAAAAATAATTGATTAAAAATGACATTAGTAATGTCACTTATTTGTAGATTTACACCGTGAAAAGAATAAATGCGATTGGTGGAACTCTCGTATAGCAAAGATATAAGTCAGCTCTGTATGAGTAGTTGTTTCCGAGTTCCACAATATAGAAACAATGAAAATATGGAGCTTATTTTATTAAGTTATGATTAAACCCAAATTATTTACGAACAAACATGGCACGTATACGTTCTATTAAACCCAAATTCTGGGATGATATAAAGATCGGACGTTTAAGTCGTGATGCCAGACTATTATATATTGGACTATGGTCTTTTTCCGATGATATAGGAGTAGTTATAGGTGATTCTATTTGGCTTAAATCTAAAGTCTTTCCATATGATCAGATTCAGGTGCAACAGTTTGAAAAATGGATAAAAGAGCTTGTAATAAATGGATTTATATGTCTGCTTTCTTACAACGAAGAGAGATTCATATATCTGCCTAACTTTACTCGGCATCAAGTAATCAACAGACCCAACACCGAAGATTTGAACATACCTAAAGAGCTGATAGACAAAGCCCAAAAAGACATACATAGTTTTCTCACCGAACAATCACTGAATAATCATGGAACAATCATGGAACAATCAGTGCTTATAATAGGAGAAGGAAAAGGAATAAGAGATATTCCCCCTATAATCCCCCCGGGGGATGACGAAGAGTCTAGTGGAAATGAAGCAATTGATTATAATGCTTTAATGGATACATTCAATAAGATGTTTGATGGTAAACTTCCCAAAGTGTCATCCATGACTGACAAAAGGAAGAAATCAATAAAAGCTCGTGTAGCAGAATATGACAAACAAGCAATTATGGATGTATTTAACAACATTCTTCAATCTCCATTTCTTTTAGGGAGGAATGATAGAAACTGGCGATGTGATTTTGATTGGATTTTCAGACCTACGAATTTTACTAAAATTTTAGAAGGTAACTACAATGGAACAAGGCTTAGTAAAAACCAACAAGATAGCGAGCAGCGAAAACTTGATTCAATTCTTGCAGTCTCTACAACCGTCCGAGAAGCTGCCGCAAAAAAGAGAAAGGAACTTGAAGCAGAGGGCATTATTGACCAAATACCCTGATCCGGCACAATTTATTCTTGATTACAATCCGGATTTACAATTTAAAATTGTCAGATGTAATGCTACACACGCAGATTTAGCTTTAAATCTTGAAATACCAAGTTTGGGGCTTTTGGCTTCTACTTATGGGGATGAGACACCACTAGAGTGGCTTAAAATTCAATTTGGAACGTTGAATGATTTTGCAGAGGTATCTACAAAGATAGCCAAAACTCAACTTGAAGAATTGGCTGCAATATTCCTTTCGGAGTATTATTATATCAATGCCGCTGAAATATGTTTTTTCATAGCCCGTTTTAAATCTGGACAATATGGGAGGTTTTATGGAGCCATTGATCCTATGAAGATAACAAGTGCTATGCTTGAATATACATCCGAAAGGCGAAGGGGAATTGAACGTCACGAACGTGAGCAATACCGCATTCAGCGACAAAAAGAGATAGAGGAGCGTGGTAATAATAGCATATCATACGCAGAATATCTTGAGCAAGAAAAGAAGCTTGTAGAAAATGGTGATAAGGATGCTATTGAAAGGGCTTCAAGACGTATTGGAAACTCTTGTTTATCAACAAGTTAAATTAATCTAAAGCCCTACAAATAAGGAAAGTAACGTTTGTTTACAAGTTAAAAAACAAGTAACTTTATGCCTGTAAATCAGAAACATATAAAAACATAAGAGCAATGAAAACAATTAGAAAATTAACAGAAAAAGAAGTGGTACTCAACAGGCTTACTCAATCTATTCTTATGCCTGTTATCTACCTACTAAATCACAAAACCAATAACCGAACAGATGATGATCCAAGGTTATCCAGTAATTTGTAACGGTATTCATTATCAGGGAAGATACCTGAAACCAATATGTAAACGGTGCAAGTTATATACAAAAGCAAAGCAGCCATTTCATAAGTCATGGCGCATAAGTGGAATTGAAAAATGTATAATTAACTATGTTGGTAGGAACAACAAATCTTAATACGACCCTCAACTTAACGTATGTGTTGGCAGATGTCGTAGAAACTCTTCTTCTCGACATGAGAAGTGAAATGAAAAAGCAGGGATATGATCTGCGTTATGATGCCAAGCACAATTTCAACACGGCGATAGCAGCTATACGCCGGCTGAAGCAAGATGTAGACAAGACCCAGCTTTCTACTCAGGAGAATTTTGGAAACGACTCAGACTGTCTCCTTGCCTTTATCAAGCTGCTGATAGATCGCTGCGGTGACGACGACAAGAAGATGTTCGAATTCTATAATTACATCAAGTGTTTCCCGTCCCAGTTAAATATTGAGTTGTCTGACGAGAAGAGTGTGTTTGCTCATATCTTTGATAATTAAGGCTGCTCGGTCAATTTCAGGGGACATGTTTTTTAGAAAGTAATAATTCAAAATTGTTTAGAAATGAATAAAAAGGAGCAGCAAGCAATCGACTTTCTTCGCAGCATGGAACGTGACGATCCGATGTGTTTAGGCTTTTCTGGCGGCAAAGATAGTGTTGTAATTCTTGACCTTGCAGAGCGTTCTGGTATAAAGTATAATGCGTCTTACGCAAATACGACAGTTGATCCACCTGGTACAATCAGTTTCATAAAGAAGAACTATTCACAGGTTCAGATACTTCACCCAAAGAAATCATTTTTTCAGTTGGTTGAAAATAAAGGATTACCCGGCAGAATGAGGCGTTTTTGCTGTGAAAAGTTGAAGGAGCAATACGGTATCGGTCAGCGTACAATAGAGGGAATGAGGGCAGAAGAAAGCCAATCGAGGGCGTCGTATGAACCGGAGCAATGTGATGCACGCAGATGGATGAAAGGTGCGAAGCATATTCTCCCGATCCTTAACTGGTCAGAAGCCGATGTATGGAACTACATTCGTAAAAATGGTCTTCCATATTCCAAGTATTACGATAAGCCCTATAATCTTTCCCGTCATGGCTGTATTGGTTGTCCCCTTGCCGGTTGCAAGCAGATGCAGGCAGAATTTAAGATGTTTCCTGGTTATGCCCGAAGAATGATTGTCGCCATTGAACGATATATGAATAATAAACCTAACAATGCTCTTGCTAAGAATTTCAGTGATCCGTATGAATCCTTTTACTTCTACATCAATGAAATGCCGATGCAGGATGTTAGACGTTTGAAAAAGGGACTTTTTCATTTTAATGCGAAAGAGGTTATACAGAAAGAGATTTTAAATAGAATAAGGTAAAACAATTTAGTAATGAATAAAAGCAAAAGGCGGGTTGCAAAGCCGCCTCCTGTTTATTTTAGATGGGTACACACTCTGTCACGTATTCAATTAACTAATAACTGTCACTTACGAGATTGAAAAATGCTTCCCATCCTACCGTCTAATTGATTTTGGACATCCATATAGCCCCACGGTAGTAAAGCTATAGGAGTCCTTTTAAAATTATGTTTTTCATAAAAATAAAATTAAGTCGCTTGCACCGTGCAAACGACATCCAAAAGTAACAATTTAAAATAATATGGCAAAGATTTATGTAGCAAGTAGTTGGAGAAATGTATTTCAACAGGACGTTGTAGCTATTCTCCGTGATTTAGGACATGAGGTCTATGATTTTAAGAATCCCCCACATGGGAATGGTGGTTTCCAATGGTCTGATATAGACCCTGATTGGCAGAACTGGACAACTGAACAATATCAAGAAGCACTTAATCACCCAATTGCGCAGAAAGGTTTTGATTCAGATTTTAATGGTATGCAGTGGGCTGATGTCTGCGTTATGGTTCTTCCTTGTGGCCGCTCGGCCAACACAGAAGCCGGATGGATGAAAGGTGCAGGTAAAAGGGTAATGGTTTATTCTCCCGAAAAGCAAGAACCAGAACTGATGTATAAAATATACGATTTTGTGAGTGACAACATATTTCGTATCAACGATAAGATAATTGGAGTATAACAAATCAGAGATGAATGTACTAAGTTTATTCGATGGCATGTCCTGCGGTCAGATTGCTTTGAAGCAGCTTGGCATTATCCCGGGAAAGTATTACGCTTCTGAGATAGACAAGCATGCCATCAAGCAGACGCAGCTCAATTTCCCGGATACAATCCAGCTCGGAGATGTCACTCAGGTAGATGTGTCTAAGTTAGAACCAATTGACCTGTTGATAGGGGGCAGTCCTTGCTTTGCGGCAGGGGTCAAAGTGTTGACCGATGTTGGGTATAAAGACATTGAAGATATAAGAGTTGGTGACAAGGTTCTCACCCACAATAACAGATATATGCCTGTTTTAGCTATAGGTCATAAGGAAGCCATGACCTATACGTTAAAAGCGCAAGGATTTGTTGATGTTGTCTGCACAAAGAATCATCCTTTTTACGCCCGGAAGAAATATAAAGAATATTATAGAAAAGACGATGGGAAAAAGTCTGCACGTGTCATATTGGGAGATGCCGAGTGGGTGAACGCTGGGTTACTTAAGGGAGATTATTATATATGTTCAAACATACAGAATGACCTATCCGAAAATCCGTACAATATCACTAAAGACGAAGCCTATGTAATAGGCAGATATATCGCAGACGGACATACAAGGAAAGACAAAAGGTATGACGAATACCACAAAGGAAGCAGAGCATGGCAGCTTATACTAAGTATCGGAAATTCAAAAGTAGAACAGTTTTGCTCCAATATAGACAAGTTAAATTATAGTTGCTATAAGCACGGAGATAGCGTCCATCGCATTGTGTTCAGCAATAAAAGGTTAGTTGAACTAGTAGAAAAGTATTGTGGTATTGGTTCTATAAATAAGCATTTTGGGGAAGCGATAGTTAGACTGCCAAAAGATTTGTTGTCAATCGTACTGAAAGGGTTTCTTGATGGTGACGGGTGTATAGATGGCAATGAATGGCACATAACGACAATAAGCCCTATGTTGGCAATCACGATTCAGCGTGTTGTTTCTAAACTTTATAATAGTCATATAAATGTCGGTAAACACACACCTGCGGAACACAAAAAGCTTCTAGGAAGAACAGTGCGTCAGAACAAGCAATATATAATATCCTTTTCAGAAAAAGAAAGGAGATACGATAAGGCAAAAACGATAGGTGATAAAATGTGGTCAAACGTAAAGTCGTTTACTGCATATAAAATGCAAACGGTTTACAATCTTGAAGTCGAGGAAGATAATTCTTATACTGCAAATAATTTCGTTGTACATAATTGTCAGTCATTCTCTTTTGCCGGCAAACGTGTCGGGATGTCTACTGTGGATAAAGAAGAGATATACACTCTGGATCGCTACCTGGAATTAAAAGAAGAAGGCTTTCAATTCGAAGGGGAGTCTTATCTGTTTTGGGAGTATATGCGTATTCTGACTGACATCCGTAAATATAATCCGAATGTGCTGTTCTTGCTGGAAAACGTGGAAATGGGGAAGAAGTGGGAACGGGTACTGAGTAACGCAATTGGGATATATGGCGTGCATATCAATTCTGCCTTGGTATCGGCACAGAATCGGAGACGTATCTATTGGACGAATATTAGGACGAAAAGAGATGGTTTGTTTGATGATTTGTATTCTGACATACCGCAGCCTGCGGATAAGGGATTTTTGTTGAAAGATATCCTTGAAGATGAAGTGGACGAGAAATATTATATGAGTAATAAAGCCATTTCGGGCATAATGAATCACAAACAAAGACATACGGAAAAAAGGAACGGGTTTGGAGCGCAATTCCCAACTTTAAAGAGCAATACTTTACTGGCGAGATGCTATAAGGATGGAAAGGAAAATTTGATAGTGGAAGATGTTAGAGTCAAAGGAGTTTCGTATACAGACAGAGGAATACGTCCTCATAGAGGGGATTACAGGAAATCCGGAGTAAGTGAGTACGGTACAATTTTATATACCGATCAAAAATCAGATACGCATATTGCGTCTCATGTAGGAATGATTGTAGAAGAGGATTCGCCTCTCACGGGAATTGCAGGGATTCGTCGTCTGACTCCTACCGAATGCGCCCGCCTTCAGACTATTCCTTCCTGGTATAAATGGGAATGTTCCGACACGCAGCAGTACCGAATGCTAGGCAACGGATGGACGGTGGATGTTATTGTGCACATCCTATCCTTTACGAAAGAGAAAATGAATATTAACGTAGTCTGAAAAGGCTCAAAACAATAAAGAAAGGAACTAACTATGGGATTTACAACACCATGTTTTATTAGAAAAAATACGGAGGAACTCCGTAAGAAGTTAGAAGATATAGGGTATAAAAACGCAGGTTCCTCAAATCATCACGATATAATATATACAGATACTGAACATGGAGTATATTTCACAACGTTCGCATCCAATATTACAGATGATGAGGTTGCGTATGATTGCAAATATAATAGAACCCTGTTCCTTGCTATTGCCGCACTGAGAGATGATACTGATAACAACCAAATGTTTATCAACGGCAAAGGAGATTGGGGTATATATCGAGACGGTTCTGACGGTGGATTATCGGGCATAGACTTTTATGGAATGCCTAACGACCTTAATGTGGACAATTATCATAAGGCTACAGTAGAAGAGCTAATAGAACACTTTAAAGGAAAGGAGGAATCATGCCATCATTTATAGCTCAACAGCCCAATGGTTTTTTCTGTCGCTTCAGCACAATTGTTGATACAGTGACTAACATTAACATGACAAGGGAAGACTATATAAACCTTTGTAAAAAGGAATTTGGAGAAGTGAAGGGTGAACAAGAAGCTCTAGATGTATTGAGTCATTATCTTAGACCTTTCCAGGATGTTTTAGATTGCTACACCCCATTAAATGATTCAGTCGAAGAGTTTACACAACGTCTTAAAGGAATGGGATATGACGGTCCCTTTGAATATAGAGAGGAGGAAATATGAAGAATATTAAAGATTTAACAATCAAAGTAACTTATCGAGTTGGGCTTGGAAATGTTGAAGTCCCTGACGAAGTTTATAATGAATTAGCTAAAGCCTATGATGAAGGTGGTGATGTACCTGAATGGGATGATGAGCTTGAAAACGCAAAAGAATGGCTTAGTGATAATATTCGAGAAGCGGATGCAATGGAATGGGAATATGAGATTGATGATTTTCAAAATGAATAATTAAAAAAAATAAATTATGAAACAGACATTAGAAGAAGCCGCTAAACAAGGAGCTGAAGGATATAATATAGTTGGACAAGTTATTTATAAGTCCGGATTTAAAGCTGGTGCAAAATGGGAGAAAGAACAAGCAATTGAAATCCTTTCCTCCGTTTTAGAGAATTGGGTACATGGCGGTGATGCAGACTGTATTATTGCGGAATTTGAAGAAAAATTAATGTACAAATGGTAACGAATTAAAGAGAAATGAGAAATAAAATGAGAGTATCACTTAAAAAGGCTTTTACCATATTAGATGGGAGGTTATCAACAAAAATGGACGATGTATATGAAATGCTAAATTTCATATTCTCCGAAAACCTTTATACACATCAAATTCCAACAGCTATGCGAAAGCTAAAAGAGCTTAATCCCGATTGGTTTTCAGATGGAGTAAACGTAGTTGAATCTATAAAGCAGAATTATAATACAAATGATTTTCAGGAGCTCATGGAGATTATTGATAAAGAGTTTTATGCTTATGAGATTGAGTTGGGAAAAGTTGAAGCGTTAATAAAATTTTCAGATGGATTATTCCCCGAAGAATAAATACTCAAAATAAATCAAGGAAGAAACTTAAAGGAAAATGATTATGCCAACAATACTAAGAGAAACTTATCCAACAGCCAAGAAAGAACATAGGTGTGAGTTTTGTTGTGAAAAGATAGCGATAGGACAAAAATATGTCCGTCAGACAAATGTCTATGATGGAACCATAGATGACTTTGTTACACATCAAGAATGTAAGGAGGTGGCTCATGAATTGAGAATGTACGATGATTGTGATGATTTAGGTTTAGACGGTGAATCCTTTCGTGAAAACTTGAACGCATACGTATATGCCAACCATTACGATGAACACACAGATGATGTTTATACCAGTTGGCAATTGAATCATTATGAGATAGCGAAGAAAATATTGAAAGAACTTAAAACGGAGAAGCAAAATGGACCGTACAATAAAATTCAGAGGCAAAAGCATATACGATGAAGAATGGCTGTATGGCTCTCTCATTAAGATCGAAAAGGATAGATATGCCGTCATTCCACCCTTAAACGATATCGAAATAGGGAGAAGTATCGGTATGTATGAGGTCTGTCTTGAAACCATAGGCCAGTTCACCGGCTTGTATGACAAGAATGGCAAGGAGATATATGAAGGGGATATCTTATTCATAGGCAACGATGGAGATAAAAATATATACAATAAAGTATCCATAAAAGACGGATGCTTTGGGTATATCGGGGAATGGACCTGCAAAATAATTCCATTTTGTTATTACAGTGTAACGGAAGAGATTGCAGGTAATATCTACGATAACCCGGAATTAATCAAGGAGGAATAAAATGAACAGAGAACTCAATAAATCCCGTTGCCGAGAAAGACTATTAAAGTTGCAAGAGGATTACATTAATAAACTTATAATAAGTCAAATTGCAGATCTGGCTTATTGTAACGGATATAACACAGTGCTTGATGCTGCGGAAAAGGTTTTGAGTAATGAGGATTATTTTAAGATTGTGAAACAATTAGAGAAGGAGGCATAGCCATGCAAAAAATTATGTTTTCAGATGAATACGGCTTGACACAGGCTGTTTTGGATGGTCTAAAGACCATGACGAGAAGAATAGTTACTTATCCTTTAAAGTTTAGAGGTGTAAACGTTGCAGGATATTTTGTATGTAAGAGACCTTCTGGTGAAGTCACTGAAATATGTATGTATGACGAAGATGAACGTATGATTGATGGCGGACAAATTCTCCCCAAATATAAAGTTGGCGAAGTAGTTGCCATTGCACAAAGCTACAAGGATTTAGGGTATGATCCAGACTCATTAGATAGAGATCCCAAAGACTTAGGTATTCGTGGTTTTATGAAACATTCCGCAGGCTGGAATAACAAGATGTTTGTTTCGGCTGCTGCTTGTAAGAAACATATCAGAATCACCGGAGTCAAGTGCGAACGCCTACAGGACATTAGCGATGAAGATTGCATGAAAGAAGGAATTGAGGAACATTTGAAAGGGATACAATATGGATTTCCTTCAAATATCGGATATATAGGTCAGTATCCATTTTCTAATCCTCGTGAAGCCTTTTCTGCCCTGATAGATAAAGTCTCAGGCAAAGGCACTTGGGAATGCAATCCGTTCGTATGGGCTTATGAATTTAAATTGATAGACTAAGTGCCTGGTTAATAATAAGTTAAACTAAGTTTAAGAAAGGAGTTTTAGATTGTTTTATTTTGATTAAACACCTGAAAATGAGTATCTTTACAATACTAAAAGAAACCAATATTACTAACAATTAAAAGACAAGAACAATGAAAATATCGAAGAAATTAACAAGCAAAGAAAGTTTTGCTATCCTTAGGGAAATCGAAAACAGAAAATGTCCAGATGGGGTTAAGTATTCCGAATGGAGAGAAGAGAGGGACAGGCAACGGACGGAAGCCATCAGAAATTTAATTCCTGAAGTCGGGTTAGGGTGTACTATATGTTACTATTCTGATAGGAGAGCGGCTACTGTTACCAAAGTTATTTCTCCATGCAAGATTGAGGTTACATTTAACCAAACGGAATGTATCGACTACTATGCTGGTGATTATAGGATTTTGCCAGAACTTGAAGGTGGAGCAAAGGTGTTCACTAAAAGAAGAAATGGATGTTGGGTGGCAGATGGGCAAGCGTACAAGGGTGGTGTTTTGCTTATGCTTCATTACCAAAGTCATTATATTGATCCACATTTTTAGCATTAAAAGCAATGAAAACAATTGTAAAAGTGTATTTAAAGGATGGATAAGGCAATAAAGATTGGTTTGTTACTCCTTTAACCTATCAGAGCAAGAACTCACAAGTACTACCTTGGTAATACCTTCAACATGGGGCACGAGACAGACCATATGATGAATGTAACAAGGTTGAGACAATAAAATCATCGAATTAGATATTTTTAGTACTAAAAATGGCATTAAATGCGTCATTTTTTGTATTTTTACATCATAAAATAAAAAAAGAGCAATGAAAATTTACACAAGTTATTTCGGTAATAGCCGAAAATTAAAAGAAGCAGGAATTAAAATTATTTGCGTAGCTATTGGACGGCCAAGATTTATTAGTGGAGTACCACAAATGGTTAATGTGGCTCCAACAAGGTATATGATAAGTGCCGCATGTTCCCATGATGAGTATCTTAGATTATACAACAATATTCTTGAAAGTCAAGATGCGAAGAAGGTGGTGGAGCAAATAAAGACATTAAGTGATGGCCAAGATGTTGCTCTATGCTGCTATGAGAAACCAGGTGATTTCTGCCATCGCCACATACTTGCAAAATGGCTTACCGAAAAGACTGGCATTGAAATCAAAGAGTTTGGAGTTGTTGAAAAGAAAGAACCTAAGTATGAACAAGCAAGTTTGTTCTAAAGATATGTGTGAGGCTTTTTATGGTTATGGATACACACGTCAATTGAAAACGGAAACCATTGGCAGCTTGGAAGAGACAAGCATTTGCGGAAATAGCTCATCGGCAGAGCGTTGGCATTCCAGCCAAAGAGTGGGGTTCGATTCCCTGTTTCCGCTCAAATGCCGTTCAAGTCGGCTCGGTGATTGAGATTATGGTAAATGGCAGAAAGGTTCGATTCCTTTCTTTAGCTGGGTCTGTGCAATCTGACAGCGTGGAAAGACACGCAAATTTGGTGGTATGGCGAAATTGGAAGACGCTTCATAAATCGGTTAAATAGGATTATCCTTAATTGAGATAACTTCATTCCGATAAGACTTCTTGGACGGAAGGTGCAGGTTCGACTCCTGCTTATCTCTCAATGGGGAACGTTGTTTTTCGCTCTATTTTCGGATTCCTTCAATAAAAACATTGAAATGAGCGTGGTTAGTTTTTGCTGTTTTTAATACCACAAATAAAACAGCACATGGGCGGTGTGGTCTGCTATAAATACCGGTTAACCTTTATAGTTCGGGTTCAAATCCCGTCCGTCCTCAACCCTTATAGTAGCGATAAGCAAAAACAAGAACATAAAAACTTGTGCAGTTTATGGGGGTGATGGAAATAGCCATCTGACACGACTGAAAAGAAGCCGAATATACTGTATAAGTGTTCTTGCAAGTAGCTGAAGAAATGGTTGATTTTGTATTTAAGCCTTCCTGGAATACGCCAGGAGGGCATTAAATCTAAATTAGTGTATGAAGTCATACATAACTTGTAAAATATACTGATATGTTCCAAGGAACGACACCACCTGAAGTAAAACTGCTCCTTCAAGATATAATGAAAGGCGTAGAAAAGAAAGATGTTTTTATCGGATGTTCCGGTAATTTCACGACCGACAAAATTATGTCCAACATGGGATATACTGTACATTCCAATGATGTAAGCCTATATTCTAAGCTAATTTCTGATCTGCTGCTTGACACAAATACAGATATTGAAGTTGTAAATCCTGAATTACGTCTGGTTTTTGATACTTGGAAAGATACAAGATATAAAAATCTTGTTCAGGTAATGTTTGCCATGAGAGTATCAGGCTTTCATCAAAGAAAGAATGATTATCAGGAGGAAATGTTCAATTCGTTTATAGAGCAGGCTGACATTTATTATCACAATACCATATCGAAATTAGAAAAGGGTGCTTTGAATTTTAATATAAGCAGTTTCTTTTATGGCGATTTTTTTGACTTCCTAAAAAGTAAAAAAGGTAAGGGGATAGGTATTGCTTTTCCTCCCACTTATAAAGGAGGATATGAGAAGATGTTTAGCTATGTAGAAGATAGTTTTAGATATGCTCATGCTCCCTATAATGTATTTGACCCCAAAGAAGGTGGGGTGATGTTTAAATGTCTTCTTGAGAATGATGAAAACATCATCTATTCTGATAGATATTTCCAGGAAATAAACGACTTCCTTGTTGGTAAGATAAACTTGGGGCCTGGTAAGAATCCGATATACACTTATTCTAGTGTAAAGCGGGATAAGCATTATTACATTGAACGCGATAAAAATATAAAGCCATCATGTATTCATATTTTGCCTATGGATTATGAATTTACAGATAGTACAGAAATATCAGCAAAGATATGCCCAGTTAGTGATGTGAACTACTATAAAGCATTTTACATGGCAAATAAGGTTAACTATACAACTGGTGGGGATTTGGGATTGGTATTCATGGCTGATGGAAAAGCGTTCGGTTTTTCTTCTTTTAGCAAAAAACTTTCTACTCTTGAGCAGATTTTTATGCAAAGCGATTTTGTTGTAAACTCAAATACTCAGAGATTGAGTAAATTATTGATCATGCTTGTTAAGTCTCATAATGTAAGAATGCTGATTGCCCGAAAAATGGCTAACTACTACGATGGAGTGAAGACCACGGTGTACACAACAAGCCCAATTTCAATGAAATATAGAGGAGTATTTGATTTAGAACGCCGAGATGAAGGCAAGCTAATGTATTCTGCTAATTTTTTAGATGATTCATTAAAGGATTTATATAGATTATGGTTGAAAAAATACAAGAAGTGAAAGATGTTCATCTTATTCAGGGGAAACTGGATGATGTAAACAAGTTGATTGCTCCATATAAGTTAGCATATGTAAGCCCTATAAACGATTGTGTTCCGTTGGAGAAGAATGCTCACTATATGGAAAAAAGCACACTAGATAGACTAACAGCAAATGTGGCTGAAGACGGTTTTTTATCTCAGCTCCCGTTTGCGATGAAACGAAATGACGGTAAATATCTCATTTTGTCGGGAAATCATCGCTTAAAAGCTGCCATTAAAGCTAAGTTGGAATATATTTTAATCTTGTATATTGAAGAGGTTGATAAAGACAAGCAGATTGCCTATGTGCTTAGTCATAATGCTTTAGTAGGCAAAGATGATGCTCAGATGCTTAAGGAAATTTATAGCGAGATGCGCACTATTGAAGCAAGAGAGTTTTCTGGTCTTAACGGCATTCAATTTATTGATACGAATAAGATTCCCACGGTCTCTATTAATGATGGGGATATAGAGCTTACCGAAATGAAGTTCTTGTTTACTGAAAGTAGGAGCAATGATGTCAAAGCTGTTCTAGCGGAACTAGAAAAACAGAAAATATCTGCAAATAGTTCGATAGTTGTCGGCTCCTATGAAGAATTTATTAAGGTAGCTACAGAGGTTAAGAAAAAATTTAATATAAAAAGTAATACGGTGGCTTTTGCACGTATGATTGATATTTGCAAGGCCTTTTTGCTTGAACTGAAAGAAGAGGAGGTATAATATGGCAGGGAGAGGTAGGCCCAAAATGGAGATTTCTCTTTATGATAAATATATAAAAGGGAAGGAAGATCTTATTATAGCAGACTGTAGGAATGGGGCTGACAATAAAGGTTTATGTGTGCGTCTTGGAATAGGACTTACTACGTTCAAAAGTATACTAAAGAAACATCCTGAAGTTATAGATTTGTTGAAGGAAGGTAAAGACGAAGCCGACATGAAGGTAGAGAGTGCTTTATATAAACGAGCTATTGGCTATGATATTGAGGAAACTACAACTGAGGTGAAAATAGGAGAGGATGGATCTGGTCAAACGACTGTGGTGAAGAAAACGAAAAAGCATGTCGCGGGAGATACAACAGCACAAATATTTTGGTTAAAAAATCGTAGACCAAATGAATGGAAAGATAAACAAGATGTAAATGTTACTAATGATGATTGGGTAGATGCTTTAAAATCATTAACCGGTTCATATAAGAATGGTGACAAAGGATGAAAAAAAGAAACTCATAAGTGAAATTATAGCGTACTGGTCGAAGGATTGGAATAAATTTGTCCGTGATGCATTATGCGCAAGATTAGATCGTGAGCAGCAAGCTATTATTGAGTCTGTCCAACATAACCCCATGACTGCTGTTGCAAGTGGAACTGCTCGTGGAAAAGATTTTGTTGCGGCCTGTGCTTCGTTGTGTTTTATGTATCTTACTCCTAGATTTAATGAAAAAGGTGTGCTTGTTGGGAATACCAAGGTGGCCATGACAGCACCAACAGGGAGGCAAGTGAAAAATATTATGACTCCTGAAATCAGAAGGTTGATTCGTGCGGCAAGGGCAAAGTTTCCTTTTTGTTGTCCAGGCAGATTGGTTGCTGATGACATAAGAACGGATTATGAAGAATGGTTTTTGACAGGATTTAAAGCGGATGACAACGCGACTGAATCATGGTCGGGATTTCATGCAGCAAATACCATGTTTGTTGTCACAGAGGCATCAGGTATATCCGAAATTGTTTATAATGCGATAGAAGGTAACTTACAGGGAAATTCTCGGATGCTCATAGTGTTTAATCCTAATATTACTACTGGATATGCAGCTAGAGCCATGAAATCAGAACGTTTTGCTAAATTTAGGCTTAGTTCTCTTAATGCGGAGAATGTGGTAAAAAAACAAGTTATAATTCCAGGTCAAGTAGATTATGAATGGGTAAAAGACAAGGTAATAAATTGGTGCTCTCCCATTCAGCAAACAGACTTTAATGAGGGAGAAGGCGATTTCAATTGGGAAGGAAGTCTATACCGACCTAACGATTTATTTCGAGTCAAGGTACTTGGTATGTTCCCGAAGGTTTCTGAAGATGTTCTTATTCCTTATGAATGGATAGAAATAGCAAACAGGAATTGGCAAGAATTACAAGCAGACGGTTTCATTCCAGCTAAATCTTGCAAGTTAGGAGTTGACGTTGCCGGTATGGGACGCGACAATAGTGTGCTTTGTCCGAGATATGGAAACTATGTTCCTCAATTTGAAGTGCATCAATCTTCTGGACGTGCGGATCACATGCATGTAGTAGGTATGACAGTCCCTTATTTGAAAAAGAAAGGAGCAAAAGCTTTTATTGATACGATAGGAGAGGGCGCTGGTGTGTATTCACGATTATTAGAGGAAGAATTTACAAACGCTTTTTCATGTAAATACTCTGAAGGTGCAGATGGCTTGCATGACATAACCGGAGAGTATGAGTTCGCGAATATGAGAGCATATCTATATTGGGCTTTGCGTGATTGGCTTAATCCCAAGAATGGTTTTGGAGCTGCTCTGCCACCATGTGACCAGTTGATGGAAGAAGCTACTGAAACTAAATGGAAGTTTCTTAGTAATGGAAAAATCATCATTGAGCCTAAAGAAGATGTAAAGAAGCGTATTAAACGTTCCCCTGATTATATGGACGCATTAGCAAATACGTTTTATCCTAGAGATTACAGTTTTATTAGTGATGAAGAGTTGCTCAAAGATTTTTTGTAGTTGTGTTTCTTTTAGTACCTTTGCGTTTGAAAACACTTCTTTTTGGTGTTTTCATTGCTCTTATGTGCGCTGGCTTGTGAAAGTCGGCGCCATTTTTGTTTGTTTTAGTATTTTCAATAGATTAATATAATTCTAGGACACAGTTGGTGACACACCTAATGACACAGAAATAATGCTAAAAATCAATCAATTAGAGTTACAAGTGACACAATTAACGACACAGTTAGTGACACAGTTGTCTAAAAAAACGACACATGGGTAATATGATATCTATAAAGGATAAATATGTGTTAAATTTATCTTTTATAGATGTTGTTCTGAAATAAAATATCTATATTTGCATCCGTAACAAGTACGGAATGTTACCTGACATTTACTAAGTATTCTCCTTCTGGAGTTTATATATGATTGCCTCGTAGTAGCCCGTACCTATTACGAGGCTTTCTTTTTAAAGCCAGTTGTACAATCGGCGGTAGGCTGCATAAGCAGAGAGACAGAGGGTTGTACTCCTAAAACTCGATACTGCGTGGATGTGAGAAATCGAGAGGCGAACGAAACCGGAGTGCCTTCACAGCGACAAGTAAGCGAAAAGTCCGGGAAGATGGTGACTTGTTAATGCCATCCAGCTAAAAACGGCGTACTTTATACGAGCAATGACTGTTTGAATGCTGCTATAGCCAAGAGGCGTAAAATCCTCTAAGGGCTAAACTATGCAGCATTCATCACCTTTACCGAGTAAGACATTAATATACCTATGATACAAGATCGACTTAATGTATTTGAAAAAGTACTTCTTCTTTATGGTCAAGAAGTCTTACTCAATCTTTATTCTTCTGCTAAAGTTATGGGAAGATATGAAGATTGTGCTATTATGCGTGATTTACTGAAGAAGTACAATATTGATGAACGTGATGATATACAGGATTGGCAAGCTGAATTATGGCGTTGTGGATATGCCGGTAAAATTGCAGCTATCAACCTCCCTTATTATATGCATGAGGCTGTAAAAATGGTCGGTTATACTAGATAGATATTATTTTTTTGTTATAATATGGCATTATTATAGTCACTTTTATTATATTTGCACCGTAGCATTTGATGCTAACGTGCTCCTTCACGTTTCCGGATAGTGCGTATTGTGCAATCCGGTTTCTTTGGGAGTATTTATATATGTTCAACTAATCACCGTATGAAGAAGTACGGAACAGCCTATGGACGAAATAACTTCTATTTTAGACAATTCCCGCTCTGCTGATGAAGTAATTAACGATCTGAAAGAAAAATCAGTCGCAGTTCCTTCATGGAGCAAACTTATCAATGATTACGAACCGAAATTGCATACGATAGTTAGTGATACTGTTACCCGTAAGGATAAGATAAAATCTGATGGGACAGTAGAAAAGGCTTCTCGCATATACATCGGTTTGGAGAAGCTCCTCACTAAGCGAATAACTGAGTTTATGTTTTCTATTCCTGTAAGACGAGTATATCATAATATTGAGGATAATGAAATCAAACAGCAGATCGCTAAAGCCATTGAAAATATCTACAAGTATGCTCGCGTCGACAGTGAAAATATCAAGAGAGGAAATAATTATTTTGCTTCATGTGAAGTATTTACCATCTGGTATGCCGTTGAGAACCCGAATACCTTATATGGCTTTAAAAGCAAATATAAACTGAAATGTAAGACCTACTCCCCAATGGATGGAACTAAACTGTATCCTTTGCTCGATGAGTTGGATGATATGGTTGCTATGTCATTTGAATATTCAAAAAAAATAAAGGATAAAGAAGTTATTTTTTTTGAAACATATACGGCTACTACTCACTATAAATGGATGCAACAGGGTACTGGATGGAAACAAGTTAAAGTAGAACCTATTGTTATTATGAAAATTCCAGGAGTCTATATTTATCGTCCTGTTCCTATATACGATGGATTGTCGTATTTGCGTAATGAGATAGAATATACTTTATCACGCAATAGTGACGTTATAGCCTATAATAGTGCTCCTATTCTCAAAGTAGCAGGTGAAACTCAAGGAAAAGAAGACAAGGGAGAAAGCCGTAGGGTATTTCGTGTCGAAAATGGAGGAGATGTGTCATATGTTTCATGGGAACAGGCTATTGAAGCTTTAAAATATCATGTTGATACTCTTATCAAATTCTTTTGGAGTCAGTCCCAAATGCCGGACATCTCATTTGATAATATGAAATCACTTGGTAATATTGGCTTTGATGCTAGACAAACACTTCTTACTGATGCCCACCTAAAGGTTGGCGATGAAAGCGGTTCGTGGATAGAGGCCTTTGAACGTGAATGTAGTGTTATTAAGGCTTTTCTTAAAATGATGAATGTCTCTTGGGCGAGTGAAGTTGACAATGTAGAAGTTGAACATATTATAACTCCTTTCATACAAATGGATGAGGATGCCACTACTGACAGACTTATTAAACAAAATGGAGGTAAAGCTATTAAGAGTCAGCTTCAAACTATTAGGGAGGCAGGTTCTAATGATCCAGAAGCTACCCTATTGCAGATACAGAAAGAGGAAGCTGCAGCTTCTCAAAGTAGAATAAGCAATATTTTCGAACAATCGGAATAATAATCAAAATATAATCATTATGGTAAAAATAGATGTATTAGAATTTAGTAAAGAAAAACAGGGTTATTCTTGTGAGTTTACTTCTGTTGGCAAATGTGTAATACAGATAGACAGAGAGAAACATGGGACACTTAGCTTATACGCAAAGTTGGAAGGTATGGATTATGCACTGTTGTATCAATACCCTTCTGCTCAATTCAATGATAATGTGATTTTTGAGCTTGATGTACAAAAGGGGCTTTCTATCAAGATACTAAGCACAGTCGGTGTCATGAGTGCGAAAATGTCTTATGAGGATGAAGATTTATAACCTGTCCGCCAACTTGTAGAAAAGTAAAGGCGGCGTAGGCATATGTTTGCGTTGCCAACTTAAAACTTAAAATCATGAAGAGAAAAATATCAAACTGGCTTATTAGATTAGTAGCGAAGATCACCCCACAAGAAAGATTAAGTAGTATTGAACAAGTTGATAACTACGAAGCAAAGAAGCTTGGTATCTGCCTTGTTCGGACTAAAAAAGAAATCAAGGATTACCGGAAAAAGAAAAAACTTGATGAAGGCTGGTCTAATCGGAAATCAGATGAAAAGTTAATCAAGGAAGTTAAGGATGAAGTCCGCCAATCAATTATCAGTTCGATCAACCAAAGGGAACTAATAGAATACTCCGTTGAAAAAATTGGTGATGAGCTACATGTTACTGGTGAAATCAAAGTATATATCAAGAAAGAATAGTATGAAAGTTCCAATAGATAATATAACTTTTGCTGAAAGTGAATATCATCGTGGAAACAAGATATGGAAAGCTCAAACACTCTACGATTTTGCTAAGGCAAAAGAATATCCGGTTCTTGATATGCCACTATGGAATATAGACCTTACAGCTGAACCATTTGAATGCAATCAGCTTCACAGTTTCATTTTTCAATGCAAACGGGTGAATCAATGCTCTCTTGAATATCCTATTATTCTTGACGAAGTAGGTCAAATTGCTGATGGCTACCATCGTTTATGTAAAGCGATATTGGAGGGAAAGGAAACAATTAAAGCTATCCGATTATTGGAAATGCCAGCACCTGATAGAATTTCGGAGGAATAAATATGAAAAAGCATACTAGAGTAGTTACAGTGGAATACATCGTACAAGATTGTCCTATTTGTGGTAAGATTATAGTAAAACATCATCTCTACCCTACCAAGAAGGATAAGAAAAAGTATATAAAATAATGGCAAAGCCAAAGATTCCAAATCAGAAAAAAAAATACCAAGAACTCAACAGGAGATTAAACAAATATGTAGCCCTAGTTGAGCAGATATATGATACCCTGAATTTGGAAGCAGCCAAAGCCGTTTCACTAACTAATTATTTCTCAGATAGTGATAAGCCGTTTAAATGGTCTGACTACCCTCAAACTAAAAAGCAAATTGACGATATACAGAAGCACTTTGTAGAGGATATAAATGCAACTATCTATCGTGGTACTACCGAAGAATGGAAGAACAGTAATGAAGCACAGGATTTAATAGTAAACAAAGTACTAAAAGCATATAACGCCCAAGTTGACAAAGAAAAATATAAAATACTATATCAAACAAATTCAGATGCTTTGAAAGCATTCCAGAATCGAAAAGATAAAGGATTCAATATATCTGCAAAACTCTGGCAGCAATCTATGATCTACAAAGAAGAACTGGAGGCTGCGATCTCATGCGCTATTCAAAAAGGAACCAGTGCTGTTACGTTGAGTAAGCAAATAAGTAAATATCTTCTTGATTTCCCATTACTGCAAAAAGATTACAAAGACAGATATGGCAGTGCTGAACATATACAAGATTGTGAATATCGTTCCATACGTCTAGCCCGTTCAGAAATAAACATGTCTTATAGAGCAGCCGAAAACGAAAGATGGAAACAAATGGATTTCGTAGTCGGATATGAAATAAAGTTGAGTGGAAACCATAACTGCAAGGGAGTTCCTAAGGGACGGTATTATGACATTTGCGACCAACTTGCAGGAAAGTACCCAAAAGATTTTGAGTGGACAGGATGGCACCCTAATTGCTACTCAGATGATAGTGAAGTGCTCACAAGTAGAGGATGGAAGTTATTCAAAGATGTGCTTGACGATGACTTGATATTATCTCTAAATCCAAACGAAAGAGTTCCTGAATGGGTTGGATTTACAGACAGACAATGCTATTCACATAGCGGTAAAATGATTCGCTTTTTCAATAAGTCATTAGATTGCCTTGTCACGCCTGATCACAATATGGTTTATTTGAATAAGAATGATGGCAGAATTAGGAACTGCCAAGCGAATGAATATACAAAAGGGAAGGGTGCATTTTATCGTGGCTGCGAATATAAGTCTGATGATATTGATTGTATGACAATCGGAAGCACAGTCATTGATTTTGATTTGTTTTGCGAGTTCATGGGATATTGGTTATCAGATGGTAGCACAATACGTAAAAGTCAAGTTATTATATCTCAAAAAAAAGGAGAACCTGCAAGAAATAAAATCATATCACTAATAGAAAAACTTGGGTATAAAGTAACTGAATATGATGACGGTGTATGTTTTTATTCAGCAGACATTTGCCAATATTTGAAACGTTTTGGTGTATGCAATGAAAAATATATACCGAATGAAATAAAATCGTCATCCAAAAGGCAGATTGAAATATTCTTGAATGCTTTCGTTCTGTGCGATGGATATACAAGACCATTCAAGTCATTTGTTGGGAATAGAGGGAATGTATTCACTTCTAACAAAGAAGAACGAATGTTTTTCACTACTTCTAAACAAATGTCAGGAGATTTGTCTGAACTTATATTGAAATCAGGTAAAAGACCATCATTCTCTGTAAATAAGGCTGGAAAATCTCATAAAAGAAATGGAGTTGAAATAAAATCAAATTATGACTGCTACATTATACGTGAATGTTACTCAACTACATCAACAGTATTTGATAAAGAATATGTTTTGTATGATGGAAATGTTTATGACCTGACACTTGAACGTAACCATATCATGTATATACGCAGAAATGGAAAATGTTTTTGGGGTAGTAATTGTCGTTGTTATAAAGTTCCTATTCTCAAAACAGAAGAAGAATTCTGGGAATGGGATGGACGGAGCGATGTTTCCACCGAGAGCGTGAATGAGGTCAAGGATGTACCGGACAAATTCAAGCTGTGGATTAACGATAACATACATCGTGCCAAAAGCTGGGGCAGTTCTCCTTATTTCATCCGCGACAATGGGAAGTATATCCGTGAGGATTTTAAGGTAGATGTCTATAATAAGACAGAAAAGGTTTTTGTACGCAAACACAGGACTAATCTTGCTATGAGTCGTGTAGAATATTACAATAAAACCTATCCTCACATTCCAGAAGTGCAACAAGCGGCTGTCAATGCTTATACGCAGGCGGTGGGTAAAACAAACAAAGGTGCTACCAGCCGTGAAATAAACCGTAGACTCCGCAACAGTACGGAAGATGAATATGTTGACGTAGCAAGTAAATTGATAAGTCAGGCTTTATCCAAGTTACCTAAGCATGAAGGCATAGTGTACCGTGGTGAAACCATGAGCATGAAGAAGTTGCAAGAGCGCTTTCTAGACCATATCGGTGATGTAATTTCTGATAAAGGGTTTGTGTCTTCCAGTATATATGAAGATACTCCACGAAAATTTATATCTCATATGGGAGTGCCCAAAAGTTACAAGCGTGTTATCTTTGAAATTCAAAGTAAAAACGGACGGGATATCAGTAAAATATCAGAATTTAATGGTATCTTTACATTAGAAAACCAGCATGAAATTCTGTTTGACAGACAGAGTAAGTTCTTGGTGTCTGGGCTTCCAAGAGAACTTGATGGCATTATTCGCATTAAATTGATAGAGCAATGATAAAAGGTGTAAAAGTTATAGAACGTAGTGGTAAAAATGGTAGAGTTATCCATTTCCAGTACAAAGGTGTAGAATACTGGAATACAACTGAAAACTTTGAGGAGATGCAAGAAGAGGATTTCATTAAACTGCATGAGGAATCTATGAAGGATAAGGAACGATGGGCAGAAATCGATAAACGCATCGCCACTAAGCATGATTCCATGACAACCGAAGAACGCGAACGGCAAGATGAATCCGATCGCGTGGTTTTTGAACGATGGCAGGATGAAGCCAACACGAATGCTATTCTAGACGGTTACGAGTCGGAAAAAGGAGAAGACCCTGATTTCAATCCGTTTAGAAAAAAATAATGATTAGCCTTTGATTTCATCTATAAAATTTATAAGTTTGCAATGTGACGGTCACCTGAAGGATAAAGGACATAGGTAATATATTTAATGAGGCAACCGATTAGGTTGCCTTTTTTGATGTATTGCCTAATATATTTCCCAATGTATATCCCAATAAAAGCAAATGTTTTTTCTTTCTTTCCTTTCCGATTTTTGCACCATGTTAAACAGACAGAAGTGCAAGTGTACATAGCTCCAAAGTCACAAAAATGGAAGATATGGAAGATAAAATTAATCAGATTTTAGTTTATACCCTATTGGCGGCAAAAAATGTGCTGACATTAGAAGATACATCACTATTGACCGGACTTAGTAAAAGTCACTTGTATAAACTCACTTGTAATCGTCAAATACCGCACTATAAACCTAATGGAAAGCAGCTGTACTTTGATCGTACTGAAATAGAAGCATGGATGAAGCAGGGGAAAGTGAATACCATTGATGAAAGTGAACAGATGGAAGTTGTGTATTTAGCAAAGGCTTCCAGAAAGTAAGGAGGTAAGCTATGGGAAAAAGAAAAGGGCAGTCTCCACAACCACCCAATTCCATGATGATGAGGCAAAGATAGAAAAAGAAAATGGAATAAACAAATACCTAAAAGCATATAGATATCTTAAAGAATAACCGCTGATGTACAACTACATTCAGTTTCACGGCACGGAGTACAAGACTACTTTCGTGCCGTGCGTTTATTATGAAAGTTTAACGTTGAATATGGCTCTTTAAATGTCACTTTTACTACCTTTGTAGCAGATGCGTATGAAGACGTACGCCACAGAACTTGTCGTAAAGACTCATTGCTCTAATGTTTAGTAAAGTTCTAGCGAATAGTCTGCTGGCATACGTGCTATGCAGGCTATTTTTAGTAACTAAAACATTGTACAATGGACAGAAAACAACAAGTGTTTGTAAAATTGAAACTTAAAGCGAAGGCGTTAGGGTTCAATTCAAGGGAATTAAAGGGTATTGCTGCCAAGATTGCCGATAACCTTACTTCCGCAGATGATGCCTCAGATGAAGACGTAAATGCAGAAATTGACAAAGAGATTGACTCCGCACTACGTTACTTACCTTTCGGCCAGTCACAAGCCAATCGCTTGCTTGATGAATGGAAGAAAAATCACCCTGAAACAGATGACGACGACAACGATGACGATGACGACGACGGAGCTTCGAACAATCAAAGACGTCAAGCTGGTTCAAACACCAAAAATCCCAAAAACAGAGGAAAGAATGATGATGCTCCGGAATGGGCTAAAGGTTTAGTTCAGACAGTACAAACACTGAATGACGAAATCGCAGCATTGAAAGGTGAAAAAGTTACCACTACACGTAAAGAAAAACTTGAATCCTTATTGAAAGATGCTGGCACATTCGGTACTCGTACATTGAAATCTTTCAATAAAATGAAGTTTGAAAATGATGAAGAGTTTGAAGAATTCTATTCCGAAGTTGAGGAAGATTTGAAATCTTACAACCAAGAACGTGCCGATGCAGGGCTTTCTAGTTTAGGTAATCCTCCAGGTGCAGGAAGTAAGAAGCAAGAAGAAAATGAAGTATTAACCGATGAAGAGGTCATAGCAATGGCTAAAGGTCTTTAATCAAAAGTAAATTAAAAATGGGTGCAAAAGCTGATTTAGTCAACGAACAAGAAACAATCCTAACCGGAATGGATTCGATTGTTATTCGTAACTATTTGGGCGGAATTATGAATGGTCGGACGTTGGACATGACTGGATTTAAGCAGTCTGTAATCAAAGCCGGACATATCGTTATCCGCGATACAGAAAATGATACTTATAAGCCAATGCCTGTTAATTCTGCAGGTACAGCCTACGAATCATTGCCAGGCAATCATGAATATGTTGGTGTTGTTGTTTGTTCCAAGCCTGCCGACAAACCATTCGTTGGTATCATGTATGCTGGCGAAGTGAATGACGTGGCAAGTCCTTATCCTATTGACAGCATCAAGGCTGAATTAAAAACGGCATTGCCACAACTAACTTTTTTACACGATTAAAAGGAGGTGAAAGATGAATGAATCATTATTTATTGAATTTGTAAGAAGAATATGGCCTAAATTGAGTCTATATGTGAAAGAAAAGATCAATGGAACAAACCAGAATTTGACCTATCTTCACAAAACGATGCTTACTAAGGTATATTCTCCTGATCAAAAATGGGAAGGCACATCTGCTAACACTACATATGTAGCTGCTGATATGGTAGCTATGGACTCTCCCTTGTCTCCAAAGAAACGTGACTCTATTGCTCGTTCTAGTGGAGTATTGCCGAAAATTGGTATTAAGAAAATTTTGAGAGAAACTCAGATCAACGCTATCAATATCATGAAAGCGCATTTATCTAATGCCACTACGGAAGAAGCGCAAAAATCTCTTAAAAATAGAATTTTCTCTCGTTTAACAGATGACGGAACCGCATGTTCTGTTGGTATTGACGAAAGAAATGAGGCTAATTTCCTTACTGGGCTTTCTGATGGGGTTATTGTTGTTGAAGATGATGATGATAAGAACACCGGTCTTGGTTTGCGCGTTAAATACGGCTATTTACCTAGTCATAGTTTTGGCGTTGTTACTACTGGGGAAGTTACAGGAGATGATATCGAGAGAGTTATAAGCAAAGCTAATGATGACGGTAACAGTATTTCGGTCATTATGCTGGCTTTATCTACATATAACAAAATGCGTCAATCTCAATGGGCTAAAGAATTAGCCGCAAATTATCGAGGACAAACCTTTGATAATGAGACTAAGCTGCCTGTACCTACTTCTACATTATTTGATGAAGCGTTCTCTGACCAATATAACGGTATCTCATTCCTGAAGATTGACCGTTCAGTAACTTATGAAAAGAACGGTAAAAGGGTATCTTATAAACCGTGGAACGCGAATAAATTGATATTTCTCCCTTCTGCTGATAATGTAGGCTCTTTTGTATGGGGAACTTTGGCTGAAGCGACTAATCCTGTTAATGGAGTGGAATATACTACCGTTGATGAATACAAGTTGATCAGCCGTTACTCTAAGACAGATCCGTTACAGGAATTTACAAACGGACAGGCTATTTGTTTGCCGGTTATCGAAAACGTAGACCAAATCTATTCTTTGGATATACTGGAAGCCCAAACTGTAAACACTACAGAAGAAGAGAAGGATGCCACTGATGTCAAAATTACAATTTGGGGAGCAACTTACAAAAAGCCGGAGTTTGTGACGGAATATAACAAGATTGCAGGCAAGAACCTGACTTCCACCGTTTCCGATGATAAGCTAATCGCAGCAGTCAACAGATTGAGTGACGCAGACGAAGAAGCATTGAAAAAGGCGGTTGAATCTCATAAAGCATCGTAAGTCATGAAGACAATTCAGCAAGCCCTCATAGACGAAATACATTATCCGATCCCTATCGGTTTTGTAGAGAATGTGATGATTAAACGTAATCTCAATGGCGATGATGAGTTTAATTATGACATATCTCATTCCAACGAATATCAGGGAGCTCTAGCTGATTGTCTTTGGTCTTTGGTTCAGGCTATCAATTTCTCTGAAGCAGACAAGTCCTTCGGGGCTTTGTCTGATAAAGATAAGAAACTAATACTGTTGCATGTTAACTCCATCTACGATACCATTGGTGAACCTTCGGTAGAATTGGAACCAAAGCCAAAGGTATATGTAGGTGATTGCTTGTCGTAGAAATGGCTGTATTGAATAGAAAACCTCACCGTTTGCAGTACCTTGTATCTAGTTCTGGATATGAAGATGAAAATGGTGATTATCATCTAGGTTCATCTGAATGGAAAGGCTCAATTCCTTGTGATGCCGTGCCTTCTGGGAAGGCGGAAGAAAGAGAGTTTGAGGATGGTGTTGTAAGAAGCTATTCATATACGGTATGTCTTCCAAGCAATTGTCAAACCTTTACTATTGGTGACAGGGTTAAGATAAGTCTTCTCGGAGGAATTGAAAGGGAATTTGAAGTAAAAGGTTTCCATCGTTACCAACTTCAGTGCAAAATTTGGGTTTAGTATTATGGGCATAAGAATGACTACCAAGCTGGATGAAATTCATAAGGTTCTTATGAAAGAAGCAAATCGGGTTGAAAGGCTAACAATACGCGCTTTGTCTTACCTTGGGGAACAATGTGTTTCACGAGTACGTGACAGAGAAGGTAATAAAAGTTGGTATGATCAGTCCGGTAACCTGCGAAGTTCAGTTGGCTATGTAATAGCTTATAACGGTAATATTATCCAATACTCAGACTTCAATCAGATAAAGCAAGGCTCGGAAGGCGTAAGTGTAGGTAAAAACTTGGCCAAGGAACTTGTAAAGAGGTATCCTAATGACTATGTGCTTGTTATAGTCGCAGGAATGAACTATGCTGAATATGTGGAAAGGAAGGATAATAAGGACGTACTTGCATCAACGGAATTGTGGGCGATGGACCAAGTTCCCAAGATGCTTGAGAAACTAAAAAGACAGATTGCTAAATAATGAAATCAGACATTGAAATAGCTAAGTTTGTCTATCACAAAATTAAGGGCACAGACCTTGAAAGGAATGTTACCGGCAAATTAAGTGATAGAGGAAGACCAAACAAGTCAGACAAAGAGGATATTGTTATATCTGTACTTGCCAATGAAGGATGTGGCCAAATCCAAAGAGCTTATGTTAATGTCAATGTGTATGTCCGTGATTTATGGAATTCGGAAACAAAGGCGTGGGAAAAAGATACTCTACGCGTAGGTAAGCTGTGTGAATTATGCAAATTCCTTATCTCCATACGAAAAGATGAATACCACACAACCCCATCAAAATGTAGCCAAAAAACCAGTCCTACAAATACACCTTTTGAGGACGGACATACAGAACATTTCATTAATAACAAATTGTACATTGAGATAAATAACGAATAAGTATTAACTATATTAAGTGATATAGAACTATGGCAGTAATCGGATGGGGTAAACCCCGAATTTTCGTAAAAGACTTGGATGCTTCTTCGCCCAAATGGGAAGAGCTTCCTACACCCGTGGAAGATTCCACACAGTTGACAACAACAAAAGGCGACAAACAAGAAGCCAAAATTGAAGGTGGAGAAAATGAAGATGTCAAGTATGGTAAAAACACCTATGCCCTTGTACTCAACATACGTGCAGCAAAAGGCCGCAAAAGACCTATCAACGACAGTGATGGCGTAGTTGCTCACAATTATGCTGTTGCACTACAACCGGAAGATCCCGAAGTTCCTGGATTTTGTATGGAAAAGACAACAGTGTCAGTTGAAGATACGTTTACTAGTGCAGATGGTGGTGTGTGGGCATATACATTTGACGCTTTAAAATATGCCGCTGAAAAGAAACAAGTTCAATGGGGTAAAATTATTGTTACTCCTACAACAGGATCATCTATTACAAAAATAGAGTGTGACCCGGACGACGAAGACGGTGATGGAGACAAGTTTGAAGTCGCCCCCAATTCCGGCATAGGCGGATAATTTACAATAGATATAGTTTAAACCTTTGTGCATCTGCTTTATAGATGCACACTTGCGGATTAAGCACACACAGGCGTGCGTCGCTCTACCAGAGTGAAGGGGATGGTGCAGGTCCATCAGTCCGCTATAGGTCTTTTTGTTCAAATCTGAAATTGGTGGTCTGTGAAGATAGCCAATTTGTTTTCTAAAAGGTAATAGTATATGATTGAAGATCGAAAAATAATAGAAATGAATATTGCTGATACCATAATGGAAAGGCCATACGGCTTTCAGGTTAATAAGCGACATTTTTATCTATATCCAATAACGTTAGGCAAAACGTATCTACTCTCAAGACTTATTGAAAGCCTTGATATGAATGCTGATATTATAAAATCAAACCCATACATGGAGGCTTTAAGATTATGCCAAGAAAAAAAAGATATTGTTTGCCAGCTACTATCATATCATACGCTCAACAAGAAAGAAGAACTATTTAATAGCAGAATTGTAAATAGTAGATGCCAGTTTTTGAGAAACAATCTTTCAAATGAAGAAATGTCTCAGCTTCTTGTTATAGTGCTTACTAAAGATAATACCGATGAGTTTATCAAATATTTTGGGATTGACCGGGAACGCAAAGAACTAGCTAAAGTCTCAATGATAAAAAACAAAAAAGGTAATTCTATCACTTTTGGCGGTAAAAGCGTATTTGGTTCTTTGATATTACCAGCATGTGAAAAGCTCAACATGACTCCACAGCAGATTGTGTGGGAAATTAGTTTTTCATTTCTTCAAATGTTGATGGCAGATACTATTACTTCAGTATATCTTACCGATGAAGAAAAGAAAGAAGCCCGTATTTCCAATGACAGGACATTTGTAAATGCGGACGATCCGAAAAACATGGCAAAGATAAAAGCTATGAAATGGGATTAAATACGAAGAATAGAACAATTTTAAAAATTAGGGATAAAAAAATCACGGGGGTTATACAAAAATCCTCGTGATTTATAGGTAAAACTGAACAATTTTTTAATAATTACTCTAAAGTTATTGTAGTATTGTTAGCTACTGATGCATCAAACTCATAACCAATTTTCATTTCAGCTTTAGATCCACAAGGAAGAGGAAGACATGTGAAACAAAAGATTACTACTGATAGAGGAGTACGATTTTTCCCAGTAATATAAACTTCAGAAGATGAGAAGTTTACATTATCTCCGGATGAAAGAGTTAAATAACGTAGTTTAATACCTAATCTTCCTTTAGTTCCAAACCATGACGATCTTTTTGCTTCATATACTATTCCCTTAGCTATAGTTCCAGCAGGAATAGCTACTATTTTATCTACAATAACATCCCTAGAAACTTTAAAATCGATATTCTGCCCTTCATGTACTTGAGAGGCTCTAACATTACTTATGGCTTCCAAAGGAACAACAGTACCAGCTTTAATGATAACTTCTTTCTTTTCTTGAGCAAATCCCATTATTGAATAAATAAACACCGCCAGTAATAATAAAATATTCTTCTTCATAATTATTGAGTTTTTATTTTTACAACTTTTCTATTGCCATTTTAATTGATTCTTCAAGTCTATCCGCATATTTGAATATATCATCTATGCTATCAATCTGAATCCAGTCGCAGCTTTTGTATTTGTTTACTGGTATTCCTATTTGCTTCTTTCTTGCTCCAATAGAAATACGACATATCCAATACCATTGACTGTTGTCTAAACTTATAACGAAATAAGTCTTATAGTCTTTATATGTAATCCGTGAAGCGTCTACACTACGCCTAAGTATGCTTCTCACGATATTATAAGCATCCATTTCCTCTTGTGTGGTGATAATCCCTGCTTCTTTATCCATATAAACTATCCCTTCAGGTAGTTTGTTTTCTGTATTTTCTTTGGGAGAATTAGGTAAATTACTAGAAATATTAGTTGTGTCTTCAACCTGTTCGTCATTTTTCATTGCTGTATTAAGCCTTTCAGCTATGATATCATTTATTACCATAGACATTGACTTTTTTACAAGCGGGGTGAACATTTCAACTACCTTTTGTGTGATTTGCCCGGTTGTGTATATTTGTTTTGCAAAGAATCTAACAAAATCAGATGTAGGAGATTGTATTTCTTTGTTGAAAATTTCCTTTATCTCCGTTGTGTATTTTAATTCATTTGCTGTGCTAAGTACATTGTTTTCATTGTAATAAGATTTGTGGAATTTTTTCAGCTGTTCTATGTCTGCATCAGACAGATCTAGCATATTTACAACTAAGAATGGCCTTTCATCCATAATGTTAACCTTCTCCAAATCGGTATAGAAACGGTATTCTATGCCATTGGTGAGGACTCCAAAGCGAGACTTAGAGGCTACGAAATATTTTTGTAGTTGGGTGTCATGCAGATTCAAGTCTTGTTTGCAATGCTTACACTCTATAAGAAGTATCGGGTTTTCGTCCTTCATTATAGCATAGTCAATCTTTTCTCCCTTCTTTTTGATTAAGTCACAGTCCATTTCCGGAACAACTTCGAAAGGATTAAAGACGTCATAACCTAAAGAAGCTATCAATGGCATTATGAAAGCATTTTTTGTGGCTTCTTCTGTAGATATGCTATCTTTTTGTTTTTTTATGCGGTCTGACAGTTGTAAAATTTGATCCTTGAAATCCATATTTTTACAGTTTTACAATAACGTTTGTACAAATATATTTTATATAACAATACAAACAAAATTAAAGATAAAAAAATAATGTATTAAATATGTTTTTCTTATAATAGTGGCACTAACTGCGCCATTTTTTGTTATCTTTGTATTGCCGTGTAATGTTGCACGGAACTATTTCTATCGAAAAGACTTATGGCTGGATTACACTTTGATATCACTGGCGATAACTCCAACTTCATACGCAAATTACATGAATGTGAGAATGGAGTAAGAAACACTTCTAAACAAATAGAACAAAGTGGGTTAAGTATTGAAGATCTATTTAACCGTATGACTAAAGCTGCTGCTGCTTTTGGAGCAGGATTTACAGCGAAAGAGTTGATTTCAAATATTGCTCAAGTTCGCGGTGAGTTTCAACAGTTGGAAGTCGCATTTAAGACGATGTTAGGCAGTGAAGAAAAAGCAAATGCTCTTATGCAACAACTGGTAAAGACTGCGGCTACTACACCATTTGATTTACAGGGAGTTGCTAATGGAGCTAAACAACTCCTTGCTTATGGGGAAAATGTAGAAAATGTTAATGACGATTTGATACGTTTGGGTAATATTGCTGCCGGTTTATCCCAACCTCTTGGAGATATCGTTTATCTTTATGGTACTACAATGACCCAAGGTCGTTTATATACCCAAGACCTCAATCAGTTCACTGGCCGTGGTATACCTATGATTCGCGAACTAGCAAAGCAATTTAATGTTGCGGAAAATGAAGTTAAGGGACTTGTTGAAGCCGGAAAGGTTGGTTTCCCGGAAGTTCAAAAGGTTATCATGTCACTTACTAATGAAGGCGGAATGTTCTACAATCTTATGCAAGAACAGTCAAAGACAATTACTGGGCAAATCTCTAATATTGAGGATGCTATTGCTACCATGTTTAATGAAATAGGAAAAGCCAATGAAGGTATCATTAACGATGCTTTATCTGGAGTTTCCTATCTAGTTGAAAACTATGAGAAAGTGGGACGAGTACTGTTAGAAATCGTAGGAACCTATGGAGCATATCGCACCGCCCTAATGGTTACTAGTTCTTTGCAAGCTTTACAAGCATCAGGGATTACAGCTTTGACAACCAAAGAAGCTGTTCACTATGGATGGTTAGTCTTAACTAAAAAAGCTCAAGACGCTTTGAATTTATCAATGCTAAAGAATCCGTATGTATTGGCTGCAGCTGCTATTGCTGGATTGGCTTATGGCATTTATAAACTTGCCACAGCAGAGACTGAAACAGAAAGAGCTGTTCGCAAAACAAACGAAGCACTTGAAGCGCAAGAAGGTTATTATGAAGGGTTAAAAAATAAAGCGAGTGAACTGTCAAATATTTTAAGTAATGAATCCAAATCTATAGAAGAACGTTTTATTGCATATCGCCAATTGCAGCGTTTAATGCCTGAAGTGTTCCAAAATATGGATTGGGAAACTGCAAAACGAAAAACAAATGCGGAGCTTATAAAACTTGAGACCGATGAACTTTTAAGGCGGCAACGTATTGGTTTAAAGACTAAGGTTGTAATGTCTCAACAAAAAATACAAGGTCTGGAAAACAGTATAATTAAAACTGATAATAGAGGGGGGTATACGGGAGCATTGAAAGAAGATTTATCTGCTGCAAGAAAAGAACTTGAAATTTATACTAAAGCTTTAGATGATTTTGAGAAAGCAGACGAACAAGCTAAAAAGGATGCTGATAAGCCTACTGTCTACAATAAAAAATATTGGGAAGGGAAGAAGAAAGAAGCCGAAGATGCCCGCGCTGCTTTAGACTCTTCTAAAGAAAATTCAAAGGAATGGAATAAATATACAAAACAAATACAGGAAGCGCAAAAACAAATAGATAAGTATTCGGATTCTAAAACAGCCAAAGAGTATAACTCCATCGTAAACCAACAAAAGAAAATCTCCGAACTATTAGACAAGCAAGCAACCGAAAGGAAGCGCAAGGAACAAGATCTGGAGAATCAACTTACCCAGTCTCGTATTGACGCTATGGCAGAGGGAGAAGCCAAGATTCGTGCACAACGTGAATTGGACAACAAGAAGGAAATACAGGATTTAGAACGTCAGCGGGAAGATTATATCCGAACAGAGATCGAGCTTCAGCGAAAGGCCTTTGATGAACAGGAGAGTTTGCGGGAAAAGCAGACTAATAACTATAAAAAGAAAACGTTTGATGCATCTTCTGTGAAAGTTGATACATCTGCTTTTGATTCCATAATAGGAAATATAAAGAAACGTCAATTCAGAGACCAAATAAGTGAGCAAGAACAGGATTGGAATGAGTATATAATAAAATATGGTACATTTCAGCAGAAAAAAGAGGCTATTGCACGTAAATATAACAAAGCCATAGAAGAATCAGCAACAGCTGGAGAAGCTGCTTCTCTTCAAAAAGAATTTGAAGAAGCATTATCTAATCTAAATCTTGATAAACTGAAAAATACAATAAATTGGCAGGTGATTTTTGGAGATCTGAGTAAGATAACTAAAGATCAGTTGACAAAAGTGAAAGCACAACTGAATGAGTTTAAAAAATCTTCTGAATTTAAAAATGCAACTCCTGATCAAATTAAGGTTATTGAAGAAGCGGTAGATAACATAAATAATGCTTTAATAGATAAAAGCGGTTTCTTTGGCGGACTAGGCGATTCTCTTACAGAATATGAACAAGCTGTTGTAAAAGTAACAGAGGCTCAAACAGAACTAAATAAAGCCTTGGAATCTGGCGATGAAGTAGCAATTGAAAAAGCGAGAGAAAAGAAGAATGCAGCGGAATTGAATCAATTAAATGCTCAGGTCAATGCAGAAAAGTCTAGGGATAAGGCTATATCTAATATAAATGCAGTTGCTGATGCAATGACTAGATTAAGTGATGGATCAGCAAGCTTATCAGAAGTAGGGAATATTGTTGGTAATTTAGTTGATGCTTTTGCAGAATCAGGAAGTAAAATTGGGGGAATTATTGGGGCTATATTAAGTATTATAGATCAAATTGGAGAAAAAGGAGTTGTAGGGTTTGCTGGAGGTATTGTAAAATCATTAGGTCATGTAGCAGAGAAAGCTTGGGGCGGTTTTGCAAATGTATTGACTCTGGGTAAATTTAATATCGGTGGGGCCGATTATTCCGACTATAATGAGATGGTGGAAGAATATAATAAGTTAAATGACATATGGGATGAGTTGATAGATAAAAAGAAAGAATACATAGATATGTCCTATGGTCCCGAAGCCGCTAAAGCCGGAGAGGAAGCTATTGAAATAGCAAAAAAGAGCATTGAGTCTTATAAGCTATTAGGGAAAGAAAGGCTTAATTCTGGTGCATCTACTGGTTCTCACTCTATTGGTGTTCGTATTAGAAATAGCATGAGTCAGGAATTATGGGATCAGTGGGATGAGTTTGCCAAGTCAATAGGTCAGAATCCAGACGCAATTGGTGGCCGGCTTACTGGTCTCTTTGATCTGACGGCTGAGCAGCTTGAAAAATTAAAAGAGGAAGCTCCCGGCTTTTGGTCTAAGTTGGATGGAGATGTTCAAAACTACCTCAATAAGATTATTGAAGGTGAAGAGAGAATAGAAGACATTCAAAAGGCCGTTCAAGAGCAATTGACTCAAACATCATTCGATAGCCTGTTTGACAGCTTCATAGATACTCTTATGGATATGGATGCTTCGTCAAAAGACTTTGCAGATAATTTTGGAGAGTACATGCGAAAGGCTATATTCACTCAAATGTTCTCAAAGGGATATGAAGATGAATTAAGAAAATGGTATGACTCCTTTTCTGCAGCTATGGGTAAAGAGGGAGGCATCACCTCTTCTGATATTAAGGACTTAAGAGAAGGATGGGATATTATCGTAAATGGTGCTCTTGAAGACAGAAAGGCATGGGAGCAGATCGTAGGCGGTGGTGGCACATTTACTTCCCAGGGGTCTTCCAAGAAAAGATTTGCCACAATGTCTCAGGATTCTGTTGACGAGTTGAAAGGACTCTTCACTGCTCTTCAGATCGCCGGAGAAGAAATCAAGAATCAAATGATGGCTGTTGTTATGGGAATAAATTCTCTCACAAGCATATCGTCTATTGGGAATGAAGTGCTTAACAACATTTTAACACAGCATGTTATAACCAATAGTTATTTAGATGATATTACCAAATATACGAAATTGCTAAATGACATAAAGGCTGATATATCCGAAGTAAGAGTTAATACTAAGGGACTCTCTACTCGCTAATTATAAACCATAAAATATATACAATATGCCAAAAGGTGAACTTTTTATAAACAATAAAGATTCCTACGACAATTGGGGAATTAGTATGGATACATCTTCTCTATCAGCACTGATGACTCCTGCTCCTAATAAAGAGTTTATAGAGAATAAATCAAGATTAGAACATGGCAAGCGCGTAATAGCTGCCAGCCCCAAAGTAGATGAGCGTAATCTTACGTTGACTATCAATCTTACTGCTAAAGATGAAAATGAGTTCTTTGAAAAATATGATAGTTTTTGTCAGGAATTGGCAACTGGAGTATTAAATATTAGATCTAAATATCAGCCTGATATAGTATATCGTACAATATATCTTTCATGCAATCAATTTACTCAGTTTATGAGGGGAATTGCACATTTTTCATTAAAGATAGTAGAACCTAATCCTATGGATAGAAATATTAACGATTAGAATGACACTTTTAATGTCATTTTTTGTATTTTTGTATCAAACATCGTATGAAGGTATACGAAACTTATGATAGACATCAAAGACATATCCGGCAACATCCGTCTTTCTACTCCTATCAACGAAGGTAGTAAAAGAAAGTTCCAGCTAATGAGTTCTGATTACATTACTCTCAAGTTCTCATTAGCTGAACCTGTCTACTTTCAGCTTGGGGATTACATTGATGACGAGAATATTGGTTTGTTTGAGCTTGTAGACTTATATAAACCTACTTACAATACTACTACCGGGGGATATGACTACGAATTAAAGCTTGATGCTTACTATTGGAAGTGGAAAAATAAGAGGTTCTTCTATACTCCTCAAAGTAGTGGAAGAGAAGCTAGCTGGAATTTGACCGATACACTAAAGGTTCACATGGATGTGTTCTTGAAAAATCTAGAAGTGTTAGGCTATCAGTATAAAGGGAAAGCATTTACATGCAAAATTGACGATTCTGTGGATGATTCATCCAAGCTGATTTCATATGATAACATGAACATGCTAGACGCTCTTTCTCAAATGTCTCAAACATTTGAATGCGAATGGTGGATAGAGAAAGATGTAATCCGTTTTGGTCGTTGCGAACATGGTGATCCGGTCGATTTTGAGATTGGTGTTAATGTTAGTGCAATGAATCGGAGTGACAGTCAGACTTCTTATGCAACTAGAATATATGCTTTCGGTTCTACGCGAAATATTCCACAGACGTATCGTAAAAAACTGGTATTCGATGTTAAGAAGGTAAATGGGCGTGATATTTCTGATACATCACGAGTGCTTAATATAGACTATTTTCCTACCGATGACCAGATAGGAGATAAGTTTAAGGCATCTGTGCGGACAAGTGGATATGTCAAAGCCGGGTTGAATGATCTGAATTATGAATCTTTATCAAACAATCCAGCCGGGGGAACTTATGCAATAAAGAGTGAAGGTGCTTCGTTTAATATAGGAACAATAGTCCCTCCAGCCGGTTCATCTGTGGAGAGGGAATATTTACCATCAGGAATATATAGCTGGAGATGGCAGCTTCGATATAAAATCAATGATGTAGAGAAGAGTTATGGTATTGGAGGAAACGTACGCACTATATATGACAATCAGGAAAAAGAACTGACAGATAAAGTTGTCCTAAATAAAGAGATAAATATTGAGCGTGGGGCTACTGATTTGAAGTTATATATTGTCTTCCAACTACCAGGTTCAATTTCTTCTTTAATGATGATACTTGCCGGTTCATCTGGGGATATTACTATTGAGAATGTAGCTAAGTCGGCAAATGCCTCTGTGACATTCACTACGGGACCCAATGAAGGTCAGACATTTGATGCGATATATAATCCCGATTTTCTGATAGGGGAAGCAGCAAATGTATTGCGTCTTCCCGAAGGCGTTAGTGTATCTGCCGGGAATATGTATACCATCAACAATATTATAAAAAGCCGAATTCCTATAAGCTATTTTTCAGATGATAAAACGTTATTAACGGTTGAAGGTATTGTAACCAAACATTTGATGATGCCGGAGGGAGTTCCATACATTGACGCTTACCCTGATATGTATACAGAGGAAGCTATTGAGCAGATTGTTGTTTTTGATGATATTTATCCTAGTCGTATAGGGGAAATCGGAGATGTATATACGCATTCATATACTGATACTACAGAGAATCCAGATGGAAGTCAGACCGAATCAAAATGGGCTGCATGGAGATTTAAGGATGCGGACTTAGGCTTTCATTTCTCTGAAAGTTATCAACTACCAGGAGAGGAATTACGCGTAGCATTCCAATCCGGTCCCTTGGCTGGCATGGATTTTGAAGTTATATTTAATCCTTATGACTCATCGTCTGATACGTATCAGCCTGAACGCCTTGAAGATGGCACATGGAATCCAAGAGCACAGGTCTATGAGGTGAAGCGCAATGATGATTATGGGCGTATGCTCCCGGATGACATTTTGCATCCCACTAGCGGTGATACGTATATTCTATATGGGTACGATCCTCAATTCGTATCCGATAAGCTTATTCCTGATGCGGAGAAAGAAGTTGAAGAAAGGGCAAAGGAATATATCAACGAATTAAAGCAGGACCCATCAACTTATGACAGTACGATGATGCCGGATTACATCTATGGTGTTGACCCGGACACCGGCATGTATGATCCTGCATTCGCGAAGAAGTTCTCTATTGGTCAAAAAGTAAACCTGATCAATAAAGCCTATTTTGAGGAAGGAAGGATATCGCGAATAATTGGCTATGAATATCCTTTGGATGTGCCGTATGATTCTTTGGTGTATACTGTTGGGGAGACAGCTCCTTATTCCAAGTTGGGAGAACTGGAAAGTAAGATTGATTCTCTTACTTACCGTAAAGAAAGGATTAAGCAACAAATAATCAGTAGCGGTGGATCGTCTACTGGTACAGGCGAAGGAACCGCTAAGTTTACAAAAAACGTAGAAGTGACTGTGGATAAGGCGGGATATTTCAAGGCTGGTGATGTTATTCTGGAAGGCACTACAGTGGTGGATGCATTTATTAGAATGCTTTCTCAAAAATCAGTGGGAGAATTGAGAAGCAAGATCTCAACAGCAAATGATGTTGAGTTTGGTACAAGCAAAGGCTATATTACATATACTGCATCCCGGAATGGACAAGGGCCAATGGAATCCGCATATTATGACGAAAATCCGAATAATAAGTTAAATTTCTCTGAAGAAGTTGGCGGCATTCAAACTGCGGTTAGGCAACTGGAGGGTACTTATAGTCAGAATGAAACATATAAAGCTACGGTCATCTATACAGCTAGCGAAGATGGCACATTGCCAAGGCAGGAGATTAAAGATACAATCAGCGTAAATGTTAGACGTAAATGGTTTGCCGGTATATGTTCTTCCATTCCTAAGACTTCTGCTGAAGTACGTGCATTGGGATCAAGTGGACTATATAAGGGACCAGGCACATACAAGTTCTCTGTAGATAAATGGAAACTGATAGCTATCTGTATCCCTGCTGATGAAATTAAAGAATTAACTCTTACGGCTTATCCTGGAAATTTCATTGAAGATACAGGGATTACTGCCGGTCCTTCCACAATATCAGTAGAGGGAGCTAATGGTAGTACTGCTATCGATTATAAAATGTGGGTTGTCCAGACTCCGGGTCTGAACGATGCTGATACATTTACCTTTAAAACTGCATAAGATTATGGTTAAGATAAACGGAAGTAGTTTTGCATTACAATATAAACGTGTTACATATCGTGGGATAGATCCTACAGATAATCCTTTAACGTTAGAGGATGCAATCGCATATGCAAGAAATACGGATGCAGAAGAATATTTTCCCTATGACGGTCAAGTTATTTCAGTTCAAGGAGGGAAAGGAATATATATACTTGTAGAAGACCCTACTATTTCAAAAGAGGATGGACGAGAACATTATAAATTATCCCATCTTGTTACAGGAGAAGAGTCTGACGACAAATATCTCAGCAAAGTAGAAGACGATTCTGCCAAAGGTCTTATTACTTTCTTGGCCGGCATTGATGTAAAAATCAAAGCCGTTGTTCAGAAGCTAATCGCAGAAGACGCAACTTTCTCAAAGGAAATATCATCAAAAGACTATGTGCAGAATCTCATCGGCTGGATGATTTCTCCCGATGGTCATATCGATGCGAAATCGCTCCATCTCCGAGACTTTCTTGAGGTTCCGGAGCTTCGCTATAACCGCGTATCAATAACTTCGGGAGAAGATTGGCTTGCTCCCGGTGGTGGCATTATTGAATCCGTAAATGAATCTTCTCAGACTCTGACTTTGAAGCTGGAACCGGGAGAAGTTGCAAGCCTTGCGGTAGATGACATTTGCAAGGGTATATTCAACAACAGCACAGGATTCCAGGCTTCTTATTTCCGCATAACTCAAAAGATAAGCAATTCGGAGTTTAAATATACTCTCAGGAGTGGCTACTCATATCATCCTCAGAAGGCTATGCATTTTGTGGCATATGGCAATTTCACGAATGCGGAACGCCAGAAATCTGCTTATTCTACAAAGGACTATAAACGCTATCTCGCAGGAGTAAATAACTGGGAGATTACCTCTTCTATGGTTATGATGCAGCTAGGGGACCTGTCTAATCTGGTCATCTCAGGATTGGATTTGTCCGGATATAGCGCATACCTTCGCAATGTATATATGACCGGTACGATTAAACAGCTTTCGCAGGATGGTACTACGGAAGTCCTTGTTCCCGCATTCAAAGAAGAATGGAAAGCGGGAAAGTATTGGTATTACGATGAAGTTACCCATAACGGCAGCACATGGATATGTATTGAACCTAGTACTACGCAGGAACCGTCTGACTCTTCTACGGATTGGCTGAAGGCTACATCTAAGGGTGATGCCGGCAAACCGGGAGCAAATGCTGTCATCTATTCCTTGCAACCTTCCGTAAACGTAATAAAAAAGACCGCTGATGGTAGCAGTGAAGTATCAAAGGTTTCCTGTCGGATAATGAAGACGGACGGAGCTTCTACCGTAGTGTCATCTCTGCCTGCCGGTTATTCAATGGACTATGTCATCGATTCCGGAAATGCGAACGGGTATACTCCAGGGGGAGATATTGCAGTATCAGGAATAACCAGTAAAATACAGTTCCGACTTTATAGTGAAACTTCGGGAGTAGTGCTAGTGGATCAGCAAACCATTGTTGTTCTCAAGGATGGAAGTAACGGGAAGCCAGGAGATGATGGTGTAGGGATAAAAGATGTTGATGTATTATTTTATCTTTCAAGCTCTGCTACTTCTCTGATTGGAGGATCATGGTCTACTACATCTCCGACATGGGTTAATGGGAAATACATATGGAGTAAGACAAGAGTTATTTACACAAATACTACGACGTGGGAGAGTGATCCTGTTTGTATATCCGGAGGCAAGGGAGAAAACGGATTAGGCATCCAAAGTGTTATCGAAGAATACTATTTATCGACATCTTCTAGTTCTTTAATTGGTGGTTCATGGTCTACAAGTGCACCTGCTTGGGTAAATGGGAAATATATATGGACCAGATCAGTTATCACCTATACAGATGGCTCATCGACTACTACGGATGCTATCTGCGCCACAGGAGCGAAGGGAGAAACGGGTATAGGAGTAAAGAGTTACAGAGAACAATATTACCTGTCTACGTCCTATAGTACGCCGGCAGGCGGATCATGGTCGTATAATGTACCAAGATGGACAGATGGTAAATTCATGTGGACGCGAACTGTTGTCACTTATACCGATAATACAACTTGGACGAGTGATCCGGTCTGTGTGACAGGGAGTGCCGGACCTTCCGGTAAGGGGGTAAAATCTTTTGAGGTTCTGTATTATCTCTCGACTTCCTCCAGCTCTCTTGTCGGAGGTTCGTGGTCTACGACTGCTCCTAAGTGGGAGGATGGCAAATACATATGGACTAAAACTAAAGTTACTTATACTGACAATACGACATATGAAAGCAGTCCGGCTTGCTTGACAGGCGGACAAGGAAAGACCGGCCTTCCGGGTGCAATGCTCCGGCCACGCGGAGAATGGAAACCAAATACTGAATATTACCATAACGATGCGTTTATCGATACTGTCATCTATAATGGTAATAACAAACTCTGTAAGGTAACTCATACATCTACTTCTACATTTGACTCAACCAAATGGGACGATTTTAATGAGTTTGTGAACGTGGCTACCAACGTCCTCCTTGCCCAGAATGCGACTATAGATGTGCTTGGCACTTCCGGAATATTTGTTGGCAACCTTGAAAAGACGCAGGGATGGATGATAACTGAAGGTGCTATAAAACACAATCAGACAGGTTTTGAATTAACTGCTGAGGGTGGAATAAACACAGCTAACGGAAAGCTGGTGTTGACTTCGAATAGTACCGTAATCCGTACCAATACCGGTAAAGATATCGCTTTATTTAAAGAAGTGGACGGTGTACCTATGATTGATGCAAAAAATATCAATACTGAAAACTTAGTGGTAACATCTGGGGCCATTCTAGGAGGATGGGAGATAAAGGATAATAATATAGTGTCTAGAGATATAGCTGATGCAAAGATTCTTTTAGAGGTTAGCGGTACTCGTTTTTTGCGTATTAATGAGTATGGGGGAGTTTCTTCTCAAGGGGCATATCCTTTTTTGTCTATACGTAATGATAATCAGGACTGCATTAACCTAAGCACGTATGGTAAAGGAGGAATTGCGTTAAGAATTATTGCTAACACTTCTGGTGGTGGGGCTATAGAGAGTTACGGATCACACAAATTCGGCCAGCGTCAGTATGAGAAATGGAATGCTCCGGGAGCGTTATGGGCTGGACGCATCACAGGAGCAGGTGGTATATCAAACAGATGGGGGGATGGGTGTTATATGAGTGTCAGCAGGACGGATACAGGTAACTATGTCTTTCGGCACGATTTAAATCATACTGATTATTTTATAATAGCTACAGGCGTGAATGAGAATTGGACTCTTTGCATAATATCTGATAAGCAGGCTAGTACTTTTACAGTAAAGACATTTCATAAAGACCAAGGATGGATCAATAGTGCATTTGAGGTCGCAGTTATAGGAAGAAATAAAATATAAATATTATGAAAATAGACTTTAGAACAATCGAAGTAGAGGATATCGAAGGGAATAAGAGTACCGTCGATTACAGCAAAGTTTTTGGCAATGCAATATTTCAAAAGACAGGTGATATTGGTGAGTTAGAAATAGCAAGAAAAATCTATCTTAATGGCGTGGTCGATTTAACTCCAGAACAAGCGGAATCTTTAAAGAAATATGCAGAGCTTTTTGTTCGGGCTATTGATCGATTGTCTGTTGTCAATGCTCTGTCAAAATGCGAGTAAAAGGAACGATAATCAAAGCAGTCATCTCCATCGACCTTCCTTCTGGATTGACGATGGACGATATAGACTTCTCATGCCGCTTCTTTGTCTATTACTGTTCGAATGCGTCACAGATAATAAAGAAGTCTGAGATGATCCGCGTCAATGAGAATAGCTACACCTGCTACATAGACACAAAGATAATCGGATCGGGGGAAATCTGGCTGGAGACTACGGCTTACCTTCCTGACTCCGACTATGAAGGCGGAACAAGAGTAGAGGTAGATAAGATGAATACCGGTATAAAGACAGTGTAAAATGGGATGCATATCTGTACATATCGAGGCTGTCAAGGGCATTGGAAATGTCTCGGCCAAAGCGGATGAGATGAAGGTTTCCGCTTCGGCAACGGGCATGAAGGTGTCGATAGGGGTTGTCTGTGATGTTGGTAAACAGGCTTATTTAAAAGTTGACCCTGATTACATATGGCTGATGCCTTCGAATAACTTTGAGGATAATGTCGATGTGTTGTCCAATGTGGTATGGCAGGCTGTGCAGGAAGAATGATATAGTTAATTGAATTGTTTTATTTAAATGTTGTATTATGGCAAAACCTAGTTGGTTAAAATTAAATCCGTCTACCGGATCAGGTAACGGAACTATTGCGAATAGCGCGGACGCTCATACTGGGCGTACAGCTCGTACTGGTACAGTAACGGTTACCGGTGTTGGTGTTTCCACTCCTTCAACTTATAAGGTGACTCAATCTCCGAAATCTGAGTTTGCTTCTTTTGATAACGGTTCGGAAATGTCTGCTCCCAAGACAGCGGGTACTGTGACCGTAGAGGGTAAAACAAACTCTTCGAAATTGACGTTTGCATGGGCGGGGAGTGTAGTTGATGTTACCTTGCCTGCAGAGTATAATGCTAATGGAACTCAGACTAACAATGCGGCTACTATTACCGGTGACCCGGGGGCTACTGCGGAATTTCCTTTCTCTATCGAGTTGGAATTTCCTAAAAACGATACTATCGAAGAGGTCGTTAGAACCTTAAAGGTAACAGCGAATGGAGGACAGGCTGCTCAGATTGCTATCAAACAGGCTGCCGGTGATGCTACATTGTCTGTTTCTCCGACGGAAATTATTATTCCTCAGAGTGGATCTGCTGTATCCGTCAATGTTACGTCTAACACTTCTTGGACTGCCGCATAATGAGCATGCAGATTCCTTGGAAAGAAGGAAAAGGCAACATCGTTATCACTCCCGGTTCAAATGGAACCGCAAGCGTGTCAAGCGATGTTGCCAACGAAGGACTCGACAGGGAGCAGACTGTTGTGTTTAGGACAACTAATAGTGGAGTACAGGCATCTGTCTCCACTACCATCTCCCAAATAGGCAAGAGACAGGCATTTGCTGTTGCTGAAGGACGTTTCTTGTTGTCAGATGGAAGTACGTTTAATGTGATTAAAAAAGAGTTTGCATGAGTGATTATAATAGCGGATTTACAGGGGATAGAGTTGTAGAATTGCTGAACATGATTCCCGACTTGGCAAAGGCAGACTTGTCTAACGCTATGACTGTATCCTTGGGCATGAACGGATATGCTAAGTTTAATAATGGTTTATTGATTCAGTGGGGATACAAGTCAAGCTCAAGCAACGACACCTATGTGTATTTACCACTATCATTTTATAATACCAGTTATGTTCCTGTGATTACCTACTACGAACCGGGCAGCGGTATGAATGTTGTTTCTGGTTTTATAATATCGGTAGGTACAAACCTTTTTAGAATACGTAGTAGATATACCGTTGGGGATAGTAATGGTACTGGCGCGGGAACTAATCCTTTTTATTGGATAGCCGTTGGGCGTTGGAAATAAATAATATTATGGCAAAATATTGGAAACAAGGATTCTACGATGAGCCACAAGAAGGTTCAGTAGAGATAACGGAAGAATACTGGCAGGAGTTGCTGGACGGTCAGTCATCCGGAAAGGAAATAAGGGAGAACGAAAGCGGCTATCCCGTATTGGTTGATCATGAGTATACCCTTGATGAACTAAAAGAGATGAAGATAGCGGATATTAATGCTTATGACAAGTCAGACGCTGTGAATTCATTCACTCTCTCCGGAAAGAGAATGTGGCTTACCAAAGAGGACCGCGTAGGTCTTGTTAACTCAATCAATATTGAGAAGCAGGCCGGAAGACTGGATACCGTTTTATGGTTTGATGCGGTAAAGTATACGATACCTGTTTCAAGTGCTCTCCTTATGCTGAACTCATTAGAGTTATATGCTCTTGATTGCTATAATGTGACGCAGCAGCATATTGCTTTCGTTCGGGGATTGCAGACGGGAGAGGAAGTCGAGTCTTACAACTACAAGACCGGTTATCCGAATAAACTAGAGTTTTCATTATAAACAGATAAAACTATGATTTTGGCAATACTATCATTATTGGTTTTCGCATCTTATGTTGGTGTGATGATTTACAAGACAAAGGGTATCCCTTATTCTATTTCCGATACCTATTACATTCTGAGTAACAGGTATTGGTTCGGTATATGCATGATTCTCCCGTCTTTGTTGTTGCTTCCGGCCGCATTGGATGCAAGTACAGAAAACAGTCAGTTCCTGATCTTTCTTTCTGTAGTCGGAATGATTGTATTGGGAGTATCCCCGAATTTTAAAGGAGCACACAAGAAAGCTCATATAGCCGGCGCGGTGATGTCGCTTGTATTCTCCCAAATATGGGTAGGATGCAATTCGTGGTATTGGCTGCTGCTATGGGCTGCATTTCTGATCTACGCGATAACGTTTGTAGTCAAGAATTGGTCCGGAAACCTTATATGGGACCTGACGGCATGCAAATCGATGTTCTGGATTGAGTTAATTTCATTGCTAACCGTTTACTTGACTTGTTTGCTATGAAGGAAGCTATAGTACATACAACTACAGGCGGATTTGCGGCAATCGCTACCGCATTTGTTTCCGAGTCATTGCAGAATATGATTCCGTGGCTGATTGTATCATGCGCGGTAATCCTTTGTGATCTTCTCTTCGGTGTCAGAAAAAGTATGCTAATGGGTGAAAAAGTCAGATTCTCTCGTGCAATTCGCGCTACTATGGGAAAGATGGTTACTTATTTTGCTTTTGTCTGCATGGTCTGCATGATCACTGTGGCAAGTCATAGCGAATATCCTATCGATGTATATTCCTGCTTATTGGTATGCTTTATTGAAGGGTGTTCGATTGTCGGCAATATATTGAAACCAAAGGGGATCAATATAAATGTAATTGGAGCTTTGGGAGTCTTTGGAAAGAAGGTGTTCAAGGTTGATAAAGAAGATGTGAAGGAGATTATAGAAAAGGAGAAGTAAGTATGAATTTATACACTATTATTTATGTTCTTCCCTTTTTGCTTTTTATCATACTCTATGCATTTGCGGAGAATAAGCCCAAAAATGGCAAAAGGAGTGTAAAGAATCGCAGAAGCTTGAAGAAACGTAGTTAAAGCATGTTCATATCCTAGGATGTAATCTGAAGGAGATATAAGTAATTTAGACGATGTCACTAATATGGGAAGAATTAGTATAAAGGCTTCTAGTTTGTATCTTCTTTTTGATATAGAAGAACATAGACATAACCATATAAAAGAAAAGTAAATGGATAATATAGAAGAAGTTGCCGTAAATATGATTTGCAAATATACATCGAGAGATTTAAACTCTGGTATATATAAATACAAAATAGAAAAGCATAGTGGCAGTTGTATGCAAAATCCTGTAAATACATTCTTTTGTTCAGCGTTATAGCTTTTTATTAATTCTGAAATATCCATAGGTGTATCATTTTTTGCAAAAGTAATAAATTATAAAATAGAAAATGAATATGATAAATAAAATCAGCGCATTAGCCGGCAAGCTTCTATCCATGATAGGCATAGACGGCATAGCCCACATTATAGTATGCCAGAATTTGGTTATGTGGCTATCAAAATATATTCCGCTATGGTTAGCGGTCGCTATAACCGTTGCGATCTTTATTCTGAAGGAAATATACGACAAGTATTGTAAGAAAAGCGAGTTTTCCATCAAGGATATTATCTGTGATTGCGGAGGTTTGGCGTTGGGAGTATTAACATTAATTTTATAGGAGGAAAAGTATATGAAAAGAGAAGATATAGACTCAATCATCATTCACTGCTCGGCAACACTTGCCGGGCAAGACTTGCGAGCTAAGGATATTGACCGGATGCACCGGGCGCGTGGCTTTAATCAAATTGGCTATAACTTTGTAATTGATTTAGATGGTACCGTAGAAAACGGCCGGTCATTATCCATTGACGGAGCGCATTGTAACACAAAAGGTTTTTCCGGTATTAGTTATAATAAACACAGTATCGGTATCTGCTACATCGGTGGTCTGGACGCGAGTGGAAGACCGGCCGATACTCGTACTGTCGAGCAAAAAACAGCATTGCGCGAATTGATAGCGAAGCTCTGTAAAGAGTATGATATCATCGAGCTGCTCGGTCATCGGGATGCTTCACCTGATCTGGATGGATCGGGTGAGGTGGAACCGGCAGAATTTATCAAGGCGTGTCCTTGTTTTGATGTGCGGGCAGAGTATCCGAATTTTTTACGAAATACAGTGATAACAGCAAAAAAATAGGAGGAATAATCATGAAAGAAACAGCTATAACCTTTACGAAGGGTGCGAAGAACTATGTAAGCGATGCCGTTCAGGTAAATTCTGCGGAAGTAGGATTGCAGATTACATTTGAAAAAGGTGGTAAGCTTTGGGTGTATATAAGCTATGACGGAGAAAACTTCCCTGTTGTAGAGAGTAGAAATTACGATAAGAAATTCGCTCGTCCGGTCGTTGGTTGCATCCCCGGACAATATCTCAGAATCGAATGTGAAACGGAACCGGTAAAGGCTTCTATTTTTGAATCAGAAGAGTGATGAACGCAATAGGATTAAATCCAATTAAGCTTGATGCGATAGGGCTTGATCCTATTCGCATGAATGCGATACGCTTGGGAGTTCTGGGAGCTTCTTCGGACTCCGGTCGTCCCTACATCGACCCCGAACTACTCAGCCACGTTAAGATGGCTATATCCACCTGGGGCAAGACAAACGACGACCCTGACCGGGCTGTTTTGAAGGACTTGTCCGGCAACGGAAACGACATGCACCTGCTGAACTTCGGATTTGCGGAGGGCAGTGGGTATGGATTACCGGGAACCGACTTCGAAGGCTGGCTATGTACAGACGGAGTAGACGACATGATCGTCAGCGAAAAGACCGTTGACGAAATGATAGGAGATAGCAAGGAATGTACTGTCATTAGCATAATTAACTATATTTCCGATATAGGCTCTGATCATGTCAATGTATTGGGCAAAAGGTTTATCCGGAATAATTTGTTCGAAAGGAATGGCCTTAATGGCAAATATTATATTTGTGGATATACGTCCCCAAGTATTAACGAGATAGGAAATGTTACGGTTGTCAATGATATTTTAGGAGATAAGAATGATTTCACTGCTAGCTATCCTACAGCTGCTGGAGTTGCTGATTATTTTTCAGTTATCGGATATCTTGATACAAATAATGTTCCTCGAAAATGTGTTAAAATTGCCTACGCAGGAGGCTTCATCGCCAACAAAGTCCTGACTACAGACGAAATCAACCAGATTATAGCTTACTACAATTTAGACCGTCCTGGACAGATCATCAAGCCTCAGTTGTACTACAATGTCAAAAAGCAGGGTATCACTAACGAGAACCACGCAGAGTTTAACGATCAGTTGATCGACTTTTTAGGTGGTCACAACATCCAGTTGAACAACATTGGTTGGGAAGGAGAGAGTGGAATAATTGATGGTGCGTTATATCTCGACGGAATCAACGACTTCGGCAAGGTGACCGGTCTCCCTGTTTTGAAGGACTATACAGTTGTTGCCGATTATGAAAGAATTAGGATAAATATCGGCTCTAATGGTGATGCTGCTGTATTATCTAAAGCTGAATCACAGAACAATGGAGCTTTTATGTTTAATACTATATCCAATAATGGAGAAAAAATTTCTTATTCTTTCGGAGGTAGAAATATAATTAATACAGATGATACAATAAGAAGAGTTTTTTATCAGTCTAAGTATATAAATAATGGTCAATACATAAATATTATACCAACATTTGTAGATAGTGATAAATTATGGCTTGGTACATATAGAGACAACGATACTAGATTTGCTAAATTAGCATTATGGTCTCTCATGCTCTTCCCCTACAGCCTCTCCGAATTCCTCCTTGAACGCCAACTGAAGAAGTATAAGGCAGGAACGCTATATCCGGATATGATCGAGTTTAGACCGATTGTAAAGAGTAACATCCCTTACTCCTCGATCTCCTACTCAGTTAATCCGGGAGTGTATGTAACCGAAGGTAGCACGGTAACTATCACCATAACCTTGTCAAACGCTTCTGATAAGCTGATAGGCGTATCATCTAACGCCATCAGCGACATATCCATCTCTGGAGACAATGGAACCTACGAGATAACCGGAAAGGTCACCAAATCTCCTCAGAAGATCAGCATAGTTATCTCCAGCTACTTGACAATGTTAGGTAACGATACTTTAATTTCAAATGAAACATTAATTAAAAACGAATAATATGGAAAAGATATTTGACATAGCAAAAGACTCCGAAAAGTCGTGGGGAGTCATTGCGCAAGGGATAGATGGGAATTTTGATGAGTTGTCGCAAAATGTTGCTGAATGCAAAACGGATATATCAAACAAACAATCAACAAAATTTGATGATGCAAAAACGCCGCATTCCATTTTCAAAGCCAACATTTCGCCATCATCGTTTATTGGTGTAGATGTGACGGTTTCAAACGAACTTGTTGATGTATATGATGAAATATATAAATGCGATCGCACTTGTGTAAAGGTTAACCGCACAATATCATCTGGAAGGGCATGGATAACAACAAATACTAAATCACCTATAAATATTAATAATTGTCATGTGTCACTTTCGTTTGCGATAGGATTAGATACGCAAGACGATGAGCGTCCTATTGTTGCAATTGTTCTATTTAGCGGTGATTACAACGATGCGAACCACAGAGCAATTCTTCGTGTTTATTATGGCGCTATTGCTAATTATAGAAATGGATTTTTTCATATGAATTTGGCAATCAAACCATTGCTAAATCAATGGCATAGTGATATGGTTGGAAGCCAATTTGATGCGGAAAATGTTACAAGTGTTGGAATATGTACATTAAGCGGTTCGCAATCTGCAAACGTGTATTTGTCGAATCTTGAGTTCCGTGAGAATATAACAAAAGGAGGTTGTTTGATTGTTATAGATAACATGAATGAAAATGTACCTTTGATGGCTGATTACGCAAAGAGTAAAGGCATAGAATGCAGCCTTTCGATAATACCAGACTTTATTATTACGGGTAAAACTCATTCTTCTTTGGATGTTGTAAAAAGATTGAAAGATGACGGGCATTTTATTTTCAACCACACATTTTCGCACAACATTTCTGCAGACATGACATATGATGAGGTTATGCAAGATTACGAAAAAGCGGCAAGGTGGATGATACGCAACGGATTCAAAGATGGTTCGAGGATATTGAGTAATCCGTCAGCCGCCTATCCTACAACACGGTATTTGGCGCAAATGAACTCTTCGGCAAAAATGATCTACCACCATTGGGCGGGAGAGGGTCTTACGGATAAATATATGATAAGTTATCCAGAATATCCAATGACCCGACTGTTGAACATTACGGCACTTGATTCGCAAGTTAAAATAGACAATGTTCAGGAGGGTATTGGATATATGGTTGAGAGTGTAAGACAAGCGGTAGAATGTGGTGGTTTGGCTGTCTTGGGATTTCACGGCGAATCTTGGGATAACCGTTTGAAAGATGCAACATATCCAAACAATGGTGATGGATGGAAAGCATTGATTGACCAATTATCTCAAATTGAAAATGTCACATTCTACACGATTGAGGATATTTTGGAAGGATTATATTTATAAAAGCTCACTTAATTCCCTTCCGTATTAGGTATGTTATTCACATTTTATAAGAAGCAATTATGAAATACATTGTATTCCCTACAGAGAAACTGGACGAGATACCGCAAGAGATGCTCGACGAACTGCACCTGACCCCACGAAAGAGCGTTGACGGTACTCAGGTGATCATGAAGATAGTTCATTACGAAGCTCTTTTTCCGTCCATTATGACCTTGCCATTATTGGACGAAGAAGAAAAAACGGAAAATCCGATTTATCCTTATCCTACCTACGAAGGCGAAGAGCTGAATACTTTATTGTCCGGTCCGGAGTGGTCATCAAGTGAAAGTATCATATGAAATCTCTCCCTTGGATATTAGTCTGCCTGCTTGTATGCGTGGTCGTGTGGATGCGTTGTAATCCGCACGATCCTTCGACTGTCTATGTAAAGGGAGATACGATAAGAGTAAGGGACACTATAGTTGACATCGTGCTTATGCCGGTAAAGGAGACCTTAAAGCGTACCGATACGGTGTATTTACCGATAATAGTAGATACCACTACCGACAGAACCGTAGAAGGCGACTCGGTTCCGGTGATTATACCGATTACAATCAAGGAGTATAAGACTGATAATTACCGTGCAATAGTTAGCGGTTATAAGCCCAGCCTTGACTTTATGGAAGTCTACGGAGAAAAGGAAATCATCACTCTTAAACCGAAGCAAAAACGCTGGGGCCTTGGCCTGCAATTTGGATACGGCTATCCCGGTGGATTGTATGTCGGTGGTGGAGTAAGTTATAATTTATTTATGTGGTAATACCGGCACTATCTTCACAGACCGTTTCCGGTATGAAAAGTTTAAGTTGTATTTATATAACAATTTCCATTGGAAAAAGGTTTATTAAGAAAGGAGGACAAAATGAGACATTAATTGATTATTAAGCACTAAGTTATCCGGTAAAGTAGAAGGCCGGTTATCATAACAAATGTAACTCTTTTGGGGGATAGAGTAAAAAAAAGAACCCCCAACACTGAAAGTTGACGCCAATCGAACTTTTTAGCATACCAAAAGCATACATAGGTAGTGTCGGGGGTATAATATCCTTAACATTCCTATATATGCTTTTGTTTATTTGGTACTGAGTACGATTGGCAAAGGCAAAAGTACAACAAAAAATTAAATTACTATGTGTAAGTCAGAGATTTTTGCCGAGATTCTAAATATTGTTGGAAAAGAAACTGAAGTTTCTACTGAATTGATCCTTTCATCAAGTAAAGTTACTGAAGTTGTTGACGCCCGTTCTATTGTAGTATTCTTCCTCACTGAATACGGGCTATATCCTGAACAAATAGCGACTTTGCTTCACAAGACATCCGCTAGTATCCGTTATCTTATATCTACTTTTGAAAGCCGTAAACTGGCAAACAAAATGATTGCAATATATCTGCAAAATATTCGCAAATCGCTTGAAAATGAGCTCTGATTTATGCAGTCCCTATTATATACTTTTGTGATGCGGTTGATATTGACCGTAATAAAAAAGTATAAATCTCTATGGAAAGAACGTACGTTTTTAACCAGGACGGTGGAGCGGCTTCAGGAAACGGTCTGCTTGCTTCTATTCTTCCGTCTTTGCAAAACAGAGGAGTTGACACCGGTTACCTGATGGGGCTGCTTGGAGGCGGCAATGGCAACGGTGGCTTCTTTGGTAACAATGGTGGTTTTCAAGACATCATTGCGCTTATTGTGATTGCAGCTATTTTCGGAAATGGTAATTTCGGCTTTGGCGGCAATAATAATCAGGGAGCGAACGAAGGAAGGGAGATGATTATGCAGACACTTAACCGAAACGGTGTCGACATTGCATCACTGGCACAAGCCGTGAACACTTCTTCCGATCAAATCCTTGCCGGTATTAACTCCGTATCACAAGCAATCTGTGGGCTTGGTAATCAAATGGGTCAGAACACCAACAGCATCCTTACTGCAATCATGCAGGGCAACAACGCTCTGACATCTCAAATCTGTAGCTGTTGCTGCGACATGAAACAGCTTGTAACCACACAAGGATATGAGAGCCAGCTTGCGATGTGCAACCAGACTAATACATTAGTCAACACAGCCAACCAAAATACGCTTTCTTTGCGTGACAGTGCTACTGCCAACACTAATGCTATCCTTGCCAAGTTGGATGCAATCCAGAATCAGGCATTGCAGGATAAGATTGCATCTCTTACTGCGGAAAAGGCAACTCTTACTGCAGAAATCTCCCAACGCAATCAGAATGCAACAATTTTGAACGCAGTAGGTCAACAGATTGCTCCTCTTGCAGCCGGATTACAAGCATTGCAAAGCGATGTTGATGGAATCAAATGCAAGTTACCCAACACGGTTCCGGTTCAATACCCTAACATTGTTGGTGTAAACATGGATACTTACCGTGCGGCTGCTTTCGGTGCTTATGCCGGTGACGCAGCATACGGACGTGGCGGATGCGGTTGTAATAACTACTGGGGTTGATCCGGTAAGAAAGGAGGTAGCTATGTGGCCTAACTTTTTTACAGGATTTCCCTTTCTGTTTCCGACACTCGGAAGGAATAATAACAACACCCTTCCGACAGTAGGTGTAACGGTCGGCACGGAGAATGTGACATTAGAACTTCCCAATCATGCATTCCGCAACAGGGATTATGTCGGAGGGTTCTATGTCAATCTTCGTCAGGCGATCCCTGCTGGTACGACTGCAACACTTCCGATACTGATAGGGACTAACGGGGACACAAGACCGTTGATGGCTTATAACAACGAGCCTGTAACAGTCGCTAACCTAGCTGGTACAGGTATCTACGAAATCCATTATAACAAGTATACAAACGAATTGTATCTGGTAAATGGAGGATATAGACCGACTACTCCGGCGGCTCCAACTTCGGAAGCGGTAGCGGCAAAAAGTAAGTAAAACACGGGCTATCGTGTAATGCGGTAGCCCTATAAAATCAATCACTATGTTTCAATCGTTAAGAGCAAATAATCAGTTGTATATTCTTCATAAGGATGCGAATCCTTATATTGAAATAGGATCAGTAGTCAGTGTTTCGGCTCCGAAACCCAAGTACCCTATGCCTACTCCTATTGGTCAAATTCCCCAGACGGAAATGGTTGTGGATATTGTAATTAACATAAACGGACAAAACACAACCTTTCAGAATCTTCCGGCAGGAGGAGACATTGCGGATTTTGGACAGAACGGTAATATTGTATTATCCTGTTCCCGTGATGCAATGAACTCGGAGGTCACATCTATGAAACAGAAAAGCATTGATATTCTGAACAGCATAGATTTTCATCAAAGCGTAATTACCGGCTGCGACAAGATGCTAACCGTTCTTAACCCGGAATTTGCCGAAAAGCAAAGACAGGAGCAGGAAATAGCATCATTAAAAGGCCAAATGTCCGAAATGAGCAAGAATATGGCGGACCTTATGGAAATGAATAAACGGCTGATGGAACAACTTGGAACGAAGGAGACATCTAAAAACAGTAAATAATATGGGAATGTGGACAATTAGAGAAGAGCATGATGGATATGATCGTGACTTCGGAATGAGAGGAAGAAACGAGGTTGAAGAAGCCTATCGTGAAGGCTGCCGTCATGGTTATGAAAAGGCTATGAGTGAAATGCGTGGCGGTGGAATGGGATTCCGTGATAATGGACGTTATGACGGTGACGGCATGAACGAACGTCGTATGCCTGGCTATTTCCCTGAATCCCCTATGTACGGAGATATGGGAGAGCGCAGACGCAGACGCTCAAACGGTGAGTTCTATTAATCGTATGAGGGGAGAAATCCCCTCTTATTCTAAAAAGCAATTAATTATGGGACAAAGACTAGATACGTATGACAAGATGCCGCCGGCAATGAAAAATTATCTGTCATTATACGGTTGGCACTTCTCTAAGAAGATGTGTGAATGGGCTGTTTCTAAAATGGAGGTTGAGAACAAGACTACCAAGCAGGAGGAAAAGCTCGTTCCGATCAAAAAGGAAGAGGTGGAGGAGCTTCTGAAGAAATACGGAATTAAACTGGAGAAAGACGCCGGGTACGATTGCGTATATGTAGCCAATATGGCGAAAGCTGATTATTATAAGAGTTCCATCATGGATGAAGCCCATCTGGCGTTATTTGTGAAGGATTATATAGATGATCCAGACGGATATGACGGACTTCCTTTTACCCGTTTCTATGCAGATTGCATCGGAAGCGGCACACCTATAATATGGGATGATATGCTCTGATTATGATAGTTCAGGATTTCTACATACCGAAATATGATTGGAGAGTTAGGGTGTATTATGCCGTAACGACTTACTGGACCAGTGAGATTCTGTGCGAACTTCACCGTATCGGTTGTAGAGGGGAGGATTTCAAACAAGCGTACAGAAACCTCTCTTCCGGGGCTCTCAATACCGGTCTTACTTATTCGGACTTTGAGGACCGTGAGACTGTTATGGTAATTGCTCTCACTTCTTCCCCGGGAGAGTTCCAAAACTCATGGGACCACGAAAAAGGGCACTTGTGCCGGCATATCTCACAGGTGTTCAATATTGATCCCTATGGGGAGGAAGCCCAATATCTTTCCGGCGAGGTAGGTCAGAAGATGTTCCCAATAGCGAAGAACTTCTTGTGTGAACATTGCAGGAAAAACTTATGTCGAAGATATTAAGGGGCATTTTGTTAGAAATATATGTAACAGGCGAAAATGAGAGAAAAAGACTACATAGATGATTTGATTTCACAGGCCGACGACCGGTATCACTCGGATTTCTGCCGGCTCCTGCTTGTGATGCTATGGAACGCCTAGAAAGGTGGTTGTATTGGCTGATTCCCTTTGTGATTATTGCAAGGGTTGTATCTCTGTGTTTGTCCCTGGTTATGTAACCGGGGATTTTTTATATCCAAATGTTAAAGTTTGATATAATCGAAACTTTTCAGCCTTAAAAGTTTGATATTACAAAAACTATTCGTATCTTTGTAACATCAAAATAAGAAACAAAGTATCAACAATTAAGCAATAAAGATTATGAGCACAATTACAATTAACGATTACAAGAGAGCCTACAACATCGGTGTAAAAGACGCAAAAAGATGTGGCTACACAAGTTGGTACACACCAGTGCTAGGGGCAGCATATAATCTTGGTTATGAAGGCTATACTATAGATTTTGACACAGTAGTTACAGCGGAGAGATATGGAGAACTTCCGGAAGGTAGCAACGTCTCTTTTAATTATAGAGAAAACACTAAGGAGCTAGGTGTATCTGTTGCTTGCCTGAAGGGAGAAAAAGAAGTAGGATCTTGTATGTTTTTCCAAGACAGACAAAAAGTTGAGGTTAAAGGATTGTTAGTATCTGCAAAAGGTAGCGATGGCGAACCGCTAATCCTCCCGTTAGGCGTTGATCAATGGGATTTTGAATAAAATGTATAAGTAAATATAATTTAAATAAATAAACAATCATGAAAACAATCATAGAAAAAAAAGTAGAAGGCTTTGAGAATGCGATCATCAGTGAGAATGAAGAGAGTTGGTTTGTTGACCTCCGTACAGGTTTGGGAGAGGCTGAATATCCTAAATGTGACTTTACTTTAGAGCAGGCTATTGAGGACCAAATTAACTGGAAAATGGAATGATACGGGAAACAGTCAAAGAAGCAATGAAACTCCGCAATGTCAAATCAAAGGATCTTGCGGAGCATGTAGAAGTAACAAAGAGTACCATGTCCTTGTTTCTTAACGGAAAAACGAACTTAGGACAAGAGAAGATTGAAAAGATTCTGGACTTTTTGGATATAAAGCTAGTAATAACTAAATAATATGGCGGAAGAAAACAAATACGACCAAGAATCAATCAGAGAGCTGCTCTCATGGGCGCAGAATACATTAAATAACAAGACCTACCCGGAAGGAGAGTTGGTCCTGGACAAATGCATCAAAGTAATAGACTGCAAAAGTCATATAGAGGCGATGATCCAGATGATAGGGAAAAACTGGGAGAATCCAACCTTTTACCCGACCATTGATATGTTCCAGAAGTTTAGAGCAAAATTGGAAGAAATATAATGCACATTTTTGTATATTTGCAGTGTCAACAATGAGATTACCAAAAGCAGGGGATACTTCCTGTTTATCTATCTAGTTTTTGTGTAAAAAAGGCAGCTTATTAGGCTGCCTTTATGTTTTCATCAACATTATATCCGCTTTCATCTCGATATACTCTTGATATTTGCTTGGATTATTGATATAGTCAGTGACTCTTTTAATAGCTATTTCTGCTTGCTTAAATCTCGTTTTAGCATAGTACCTGACAATTCCTCTACCTTTGTCCGAATGAGCAAGGCAGTAGTCTATCACGTTATCTGGTATTCCTAAGTCAAATGCATATTGTGCAAACGACTTTCTAGCAGAATAAAATACAACTTTTTCCTTTATTCCTAGCTCCTTTGCAAGTTCTGAAAGAGACCTGCATATGTATCTTGAGAAATTATGATAAGAAAACTTATATCCAAAGTCCAATTTCTTTGTTTTGTTGTTTATCCATTTGTCTATTATTTCTTTTGCTGGATCAGTAATAGGAAGCAGGCAATGTTGTTCTGTTTCAGTTTTAAGTTTCGTTTTAATTCTTACATAATCTACTTTATCGCTAGTAAAACGAGTATTCATCAAATCTATTAAGTTCATTCCACCGAGATAAAAAGAAAGCATAAAAACATCCCTTGCCACAATATACTTTTTTTCTTTGGGATTACTATTTCTTATCATATTAAGACTTTCTAAGGATATATCTACTTCTTTAATTGGAGATTTAGGGATTTTTTTATAAGCAAACGGATGTATTTCGTATCTCACAGAACCGGAGTTTATATTTCTATTGATCACCGCTTTTATTTGAGACATCATCATTCCTATTGTTGTGTTCCCTATATTTTTTTTCGTTTTTAGATATCTTGAGAATCCGTCAATAATATTGGGTGTTATATCTGACATGGGTATTTCTCCTCTTGTAAATTCTGTGAAGTACCTGCAGCTTCTTTCAATTAATACTGCATAACTTTCCCTACCTTCAGAATTTAACTCATTTATAAATATGGAACACGCTTTTTGATATGTGATGTTTTGTTTGCCCTTTGTTTCTAAGTCAGAAACAAGCATGTCTTTGATTTGTTTGCAAGAATAAAGAGACTGATGTTTTATTTCATCAAGTTTATTCTGCATATCATTCATCATGTTTCTTAGTTTGGAATTTATAATTGAAGCATCCGGACGTTTTGTAACCTGTCCATCCTTAAATTGTGAAAGGTTGTCGATTATAAAACGTGTTACAATATAACATGTTTCCTTCTTATGACATACGGCTATTCTTATCTTATGCCTTCCGTCCTTTAAAACTTTTGCTTTGAAGATTGTAAGTTTAATAGTTGCCATAATAGATTAAAATTTAAAGGATAAGTTTTGGATAAGTTTTTTTGTCCACCACTGGACAATTTTCCCTTTTTTTTAATCTATAAATTGAAGATATCGTAAATGAAAACGGGAACCTAAGTCCTTAAATACAAGATGATTAACAGGTTCCCGTTCAAGAGCCGCTAGCCAGACTTGAACTGGCGACCTACGCGTTACGAAATGTTTCTCC